CTAGAGCCGCACGCAAACGTTCAGCAGCGGGTCCAGGTCGACGCCGATGACACAGTCTCGTCCCGCCGTCGTGGGAGTGTCGGGGGTCGGCGCCGGCGGCTCCGTGGTGGAGGGCGGTGGGCTCGCGTCTGGGGGTGGGCTCGTCTCGCGCGGCTCGTCGGCAGTGTCACGCCCCGCTTCGACGGTGGCCTCGTCGGTCGCTTCGACGACGGCTTCGGCCGTCTTGGAGATGGCAGGCGCGGCTGTCGTGGGCGGGCGGGCCACCGTCCGCGAGGGAGGGGTCGACTTGGGCCGGGGGCGTCTCGGCCGCGGCCTCTCCTCCGCCTGGGTGTCCCTCAACGGTTCCGGCAGCCGGGCGGGCAGCGGATTCATGGGTGAGGGGCGGACGGGTGTGCGGGCACGCGTCGGCTCAGGTGCCGGTGTCGGCGGCGGCTGCGTCATGGTCGGCGTCGGCGGGGCGACGGTGACGATGAGCGGCGACGGGCTGGGGAGCACGGCATGCCTGTCGTTGTTGTCCAGGACGGCGTGCAGGCCGGTGACAGCGACGCTGGCCGCCAACGCCGCAGAGACGGCGGCACTGGCTACCTGGTGGTCGCGTGTCGCCCGTAACGCCCGCTCAACCGCCCAGCCAAGAAAGGCAGGGATGAAGATGCCGAGCCTGAGCTCTCGGTAGACCGTTCCCAGGTCTTCCTCGTTGGAGTTGAGGATGACGGTTGTCGGCTCGTCGGGGTCGTCGGCCGGCACCGCGAGCGCGGCGATCTCAGGCGGCAGGTCCTTGCGGGAGGGGAGCGGGCGGACGTTCTCGCTCATGCGCTCCTCCCTCCCTCGACGAGGTCACGCACGTACTCCCACAGCCACTGCTCCCGCTCCACATCGACGCGGCCTTGCGGGTTGAGCAGAAGGGAGACGGGACGGCCGCCGATGGTCACGGTGACGGGTTTGCGTTTGGAGCCGACCGGCCGGCGGAGCGCTGCCCGGAACGGTCCAGGCGGGGATGCGAGTGTGCCCGCGGTGTCGGCGTCGTGGCGGTCGAGGTTTTGGACGATTTCCCGCATGATGATGCGGTCTTTGAGGGTGGTGCGGGAGTAGCGCACGGCTTTTTCGGTCATGCGGTTGCGGGAGTCGTCGGGGCCTCCTGGATTGCTGTTGTCGTGTGAGGGGTTGCTTCGGGATGTCACTCCGGACGCCTCCTGTGCTGCTGGAGAGTTCCGCTGTTCCCTCGCCTGTTTTGCGCTGTCGGGCTTACATAGCACGCCCTTTAGCCGTATTTGGCCAGACCTTATAACGCTGTGTAATCATTCCGTTACATAACGGCTGGTTATGGTGGCGGGTCAGGCGCCCCTTTGTTCCTCCAAAAGCTTCCTGATCAATTCGTTCGAACGCTCGACCTTCTCCGTCAGTTCGGCGAGCCGGTCGTCCGTACGCCGCTGCGCCTGCTCCAGCAGGGCACGCAGCTGGGGCGTGATCGGCGAATCCTGCTCCTCGTCAGCGGCGCTCAACTCTCCCGCGCCGCCCTGCGTCTCCCCGCGAAGCTCATCGATGGGGCGCGGTTCGCCACCGCTGAGCACTCTCGCCGCGCTGCCGGGCTGCCATTTGAGGGCGCGTTCGAGTTGGACGAGCACCCGGTCTTCGTAGGTCGTCTGCTTCGCGTTTTCGATCTTGCTGATGACTCCGGTGGATGGGCCGCCGGCCGCGCTCACCTCGGGTTGGCTGAGTCCGAGGCTGATGCGTCTCTGGCGCGCTTTGAGGCCGAGCCTCGCCCATGCTTCCGGCGGGTACGTGGTGTCGCTCATGACCACTGCATCCTGACTGTCGCCGGGGCGGATGTGAGGGGTCCCCGTGTCAGACATGACTTTACGGGTTTCAGCGCGCATTGGCGAGTCTTCGCATGCAGAGCCGCGCGACAGCATGTGTTGCACCCTCTTGACTCGCATGTATCCGCAAGTCAAAACATGCGAAAACTTGCGAACGCATGCGAGCGTGGCTAGGTTGAAGTCATGGAAGACACCAGCGAAGACGCCAGCGCGTCCGAGCAGGCGCAGGAACAGATCCTCTACACGGCAGAGGAAGCCGCAGCGCTTGTACAACTCACGCCGTACTGGCTGAAGTACAGAGCCCGCCAGGGTCTCATCCCGCACCGCAGAGTTGGCCGGCTCTTCCGATTCGCCCGGGAAGATCTTGAGGCGATCAAGGACATGTCGGCGCAGCCCGTGAAGACCCCCCGGGAGTCTGCGTGAGCGACCTGGGCAAGCTCTACACCACGCGCGACCTGGCCGAACGGTACGGCTGCAAGGCACGCGCCGTCGCCGAAAAGGCATGGCGCAAGGAGTGGCCGTCGACCAAGGTTCTCGGCGAGTACCGGTTCACGCCCGCCATGGTCGAGTGGATCGACCGGCAGCACGAGCACTGGCCCAACGAGCAGGCCGCCGAACCGCAGCAGCCCAAGCCGAAGGCCGAGCCGGTCCGGCAGACGAGGCAGCGACGCACCCCCCAACCTCCGCCGGCAGCCGCTGGCGCCGGGAACAACGTGCGCCGACTCGTCGCCAAGGACCGCTCCCAGCGCCTTAGGGGTGCGTCGTGATGGCGAAGAAGCCCCCGTCCCCGTGGCTGCCGCCGTCTACGCCGTCCACATGGGTGTGCCGGTGTGGAGGGGTCAACCGAAACGGGGCGCTCACCTGCCGGAGGTGCGGCAAATGAGCATCCCCGAGCGGATCGCCGCCGCCGAGATGACCGCCGCCCTGTCGCAGCGGGTGTCCGAGCTCGCCGTCCTGGACGCGTTCGAGGACGAGCTGGCGGACCTGCTGGCCGCCTACGAGGGCAGGCACCGCGCCCTCACCCCCTAGCAAACAGCGCGAGGCCAGCCGTCCCGGGCTGACCTCGCTGATCCCGCTCCAGAGCACCGACTGATCGAGAGAGAGCAGGACCATGACAAAGATACCGCCGCTGATCAGAATCGCGGCTGACCTTGAGGTGGGGGACACCTACCACCGCGACGACGCGTACAGCGTGGTCGTCACCGCTCTGAACCCGCCCACCCGGGAGGCCGCTCTGGCTCGCGGGGAGCGGGAGGTGTGGTCGGGCGGCATGTGGTGGACGCTCCTCGCCGTCGAGAAGATCGACGCCACCCCGAGCGCTCGCCGAGTGGACGCCTACCTCGCCGAGAAGGCGGGAGCGGCGCATGCCTGAGCAGAAGTTCATCATCCGCGCCCTGCTGGAGTACGAGTACCTCGTCACGGCGGAGAACGCCGACGAGGCCGAACGGCTCATGGAGGACGGCGAGCAGATCGGCGAGGGCTCATGCGTCGGCTACAGCGTTGACGCCGTTGTCGCCGCCGACAAGCGTGGTCGCTTCTGGTGCGAGGAGGACGACCTTCGGGCCCGCTGCGAGTGCGGCCACCTGGTCGTCAACGAACACACCGGCCGCAAGTTCGGTGAGCGCGAGCCGAGCAAGACGTTCACCCAGCAGTGCAGCGCCTACGGGTGCAACTGTCCGACGCCCGTCGAGGTGAAGACGGGGGACGCGGCATGAACGACTACGACTACGGCCCCTTGCAGACGTACGAGATCACGTGGAAGTCGGGGCACGTCGAGCGTGTCCAGTGCCACCAGATCACCCACCACAGCCGCGACATGGGCTTCGCCGGCGGCTTGCTCGGTGTCCAGGTCACCCATGACGACCGCCGGATCCAGATGCACGGCGAGTTCGGCGGGCATTGGCGGCTGGTGCTGTCGGCGCTGGAGGACGACATCCGGACCATCCGCCTGGTGACGGGCGGCGAGGAGTTCGCCGGTGAGCGGTTCGATATCGGCGGCGAGGAGTCGGGGTCATGACGGTCTTCTCTCGCGCCCACCTCGGGGACCGGCTCCAGATCGCCGGCGTCCGGGTCGGCAAGTTGGGCCGCGGCGAGTCCTGGTCGAAGCCGCTGCTGCTGATCGGTGAACCGGTCCCGTGCGGGGACGGCCCCTGCAAGGCGCTGACGTGTGACGCGCTGAACCCCGAGGGCAAGACGGTCCACCTGCACCTGAACGGGTCGCGGGAGGTCCACGTCCTGGAGCGCGGCCCCGCATCGGAGCTGGACGCCCGAGAGGGCGCATTCCTGGCCGAGCACGCGGAGACGCCGACCGTGGGCGGCGGACCCGACATCGGCGGCGAAGCGGAAGACCTGTACCGGACGGAGAAGGGCACGTGAACGCCCCCATGGAGCCGGTCTTCATGGACCCGCCCCCAGCCGCCAACGGTCCGCGGGACGCCTCCATATGGGCGCCCACCATCGCCGCTCTGATCGAGAAGACCGGCCAGTGGGCGAAGGTCTTCGTCGGCGACTACAAGGACGCCAACCGGCTCGTGGGTCAGGTCCGCAACAGCCGGTACGCCTGGGCGGGCCACGAGTGGGAGGTCACCGCTCGGAACACCCTGTCGCACACCGACGCGACGGTCTACGCCCGCCACATCAAGCCCCTGGATGCCCCCAACGACGAGGGAGACAACGCCTGATGCGCACGCCGACGGGACGCCTGCTGGGGCGCTGGGAGAGTGGGTCCCCTCAGTGGGACGCGGCTCGGGCTCAGCGTCTCGGCGGCTCCCGCATGGCCGCCCTGCTGGGTCTGTCGCCGTGGGAGTCGCCGTACTCGGTGTGGTGCCAGATGGCCGGGCTCGTGGAGAAGGACAAGCAGACCAAGCAGCAGGCGCGCGGCCACTACCTGGAAGCTGGGATCGCGGCATGGTTCGCCGACCAGCACCCCGAGTACGAGGTGCGCGAGGCCGGTACGTACGTGCACGCCGAACGGGACTACCAGCTCGCCAACCCTGACCGGCTGCTGCTCGGCATGCCCGGCCACTTCCCTGAGCCGGGCGTGCGGGCAGGGCTGGAGTTGAAGACCGACGCCGAAGCGTCCGGCTGGGGCCGTCCGGGGACGGATCAGATCCCGCCCTACTACCGGCCGCAGGTCCAGTGGTACATGGACACGCTCGGCCTGGACGTCTGGTACGTCGTCGTCCTCACGGGGCGGCTGGAGTTCCGCGAGTACGTCGTCCACTACGACGCCCAGGACTGCGTGTGGATGCGCGACCAGGCCGAGGATTTCCTGTCGTCGCTGTACTGGCGGGAGATGCCGGACCTGGACCACCACCCGGCCACCTACGCCGCGGTGCGGAAACTCCACCCGGACATCGATAAGGACGCGGCGTTCGTCGCGGACCTTGACCTGGCGGTCGAGTTCATCGACGCCACCACCAGTCTCCGTGAAGCGCAGGAGCGCGAACAGAAGGCCCGTACCCGCCTGCTTGAGGCGATGGGGCCCGCGCACCGCGCCTTCTACGACGGCTATCGGCTCGCCCGCCGACAGGCGAAGGGCGGCGGCACGCCGTACCTGGTGACCGAGCAGAAGCTTCCTGACCTTTCCGATCTTCTTCGAGGAGTTGCGGCATGACCGTGACCGACAACCTGCCGGCGACGCAGGGAAACGGAACCCTGGCGATTCAGCCGGAGCAGTCGATGTGGACGCCCTACCAGCGCGCCGTTCTCGCCACGCTCGGCGTCGCGGATGACTGCCCGAACGCCGTCCTGGCCGGCTATCTCCACCTGTGCCAGAAGCGAGGCTTGGACCCGTTCCTCAAGCAGGTGTACCTCGTTGGCCGCAATCAGAAGCAGCGCGACGGCAGCTACCGCACCGTCTACACCCCGCAGACCGGCATCGATGGGTTCCGTGTCCTGGCCCAGCGGGCGGCACGCCGCGCGAGCATCGAGTACGAGTACGAGGACACCATCTGGTTCGGCCCTGACGGCTCCCAGCACGAGGTGTGGCTGGCCAGCGAGCCGCCCGCCGCGGCGAAGGTCGCCGTCATCAAGAACGGCAAACGGTTCTCCGCTGTGGCGCTGTACAGCGCGTACGTCGACACCGACCGGGACGGTAGGCCGAAGAACCGGTGGAAGACCGACCCGGCCGGGATGACCGCCAAGTGCGCGGAGGCGCTCGCGCTCCGCAAGGCGTTCCCCGAGGACTTGGGCGACCTGTACACCGACGACGAGATGGCCCACCTCGATGAGGAGCAGCCGCGCGACGTCATCGTGGGGGAGACCATCCGCGAGACCGCCGCGGCGAAGAACGGTGACGCCACACCCGGTGGGGCGACCAAGCACCAGCGCTTCCAGATCGTGCAGCTCCTGTCGGAGAAGGGCATCACCGACCCGGACATGGGGCTGGCGTACATGGCCAAGGTCGCCGACCGCGAGATCGGCAAGAGCGAGGACCTGACCGGAGCCGAGGCCGCGCAGGTGATGGCGGCACTCAACCGCGGCGACTTCGTTGACGAGCCGCCGTTCACGGCGCCGGCCGAGGACAACCCGCTCCACTACGACGAGGACGAGGTGGCCGACTCTGAGGGAGGCCAGTCATGAGCGAGATGCTCACGATCGTCAAGCAGCTCGGCCAGCTCTCTCGCGACCTGGACGAGGCGGTGAAGGAGCTCGGGAAGGCCGAAGAGCAGGCCGTCGAGGATGAGGCAAAGTTCAAGGTTGCCTTCTCCAAGGCGTTCCGTACCGCGGTCGGGTCGGTTGAGGACCGCAAGCAGATCGCCACCGAAGAGACGATCGACCTCTGGCGGATCTGGGGCAAGGCTGCCGCGCTGGTCCGGCTCCGGAAGGAAAACGTTAAGGCGCTCCATTCGCGGATCGACGTGGGCAGGACCATCCAGTCCACGGCGCGGGCGGAGATGCAATTGGCGGGCGGTCAGCTGTGAAGCGATCACCGATGCCGCGCCGCAAGACCGGCCTGAAGCAGGGCAAGCCGCTCCAGCGCAAGACTGAGATGCCTCGCGGGGCAGGGCTCAAGCGCGAGGCCAACCCACCCGCGAAGAAGTCGTCGGGGCAGGCGAAGACGAACCGCGGACTGGACCCGCTGAAGGCTCAGGCTCGCCGGCGCGACGGCGACCGCTGCGTGAAGTGCGGGGTGCACCTGTACGGCGGCGGCAACGTCCACCACCGGCGGAACCGCGGCCTGGGCGGTTCGAGCAAGGCGAACGTCATCTCGAACTTGATCACCTTGTGCGGGACTCCTCTGACCTTGTGCCACGGCGAGGTGACCCTGAAGCCGGAGAAGTGCGACGCCTTCGGCAACGGGTGGCGGCTGTCCACCAACGGCACCTCCAACCCCGCCACGGAGCCCGTGCTGGTGGAGTGGCTCGGCTGGGCACTCCCTCTCGCTGACGGCACCTGGCAGGCCATCGACGCCAGGGAGGTGGCGTGATGGAGCACTCCCTGTACTGCCCCGACTGTGACACGACCGGCCCTCACATGGTGGAGGGCCGGGAGGCCACCTGCCGGTCCTGCTGGACCATCCGCACGGTCTACGACGACGTTCTCGCCGCCGTGATGGACGTGGAGCGCTGCCCTCACTGCCGGGTGACGCACCCGGTGGGAGGGGAGTGCGTGACGGACCTGACGCCGTGCCTGCGCAAGACCGGGCTGTGGCCCTGCGGCACGTGCGATGTCTGCCTCGCCGCACAGGAGCGGGACCTTGCCCGCCGTGCCGACCTGATCGAGTACGGCTCGCCCTCCGACCTCGACACCCCCTGAGGAGACCCCCATGACGCACGTAGACGACCTGCACGAGCCGAACGACCGAGAGCCCGGCGAGCCCGAGCAGGAACCGCCGCTCGACCTGGACGACCTGGAGAAGCTGTACGACCTCTCAGGCGAGCCCGGAGCTCTCCCCGCGTGGGCTCACGTGGTGTACCTGAACGTTCCCGTCCTCATCGCGGAACTGCGTGAGGCCCGCCGGCGGATCGCCGAGTGGGAGGCGCTGCCGGGCCGCGAAGAGTTCGCCACGACCGACCAGCGCGACATCCCGCCGAACAAGCACCACCCGTACCGGGTGACCCCTGGCGAGGCGCTCAAGGCTCCCGAGAAGGGACGTCAGGCATGGGTTCGCCGCCTGACTGTCCACCCGTGGGAGCCGATCGACGGCGCTCCGTTCTGACCCTCTGATCTTCCGCGCCCGCTCGGGGGCGGGCGCGGCACACACCTAGACCACCAGACCTCAGGAAGGGAGGGGAGAGGGGTGTCAGTACTTGAGGCGGCGCTTCATCTCCGCGATCAGGACCTCTCCTGGAACGTACGTGAGATCCGTGGGGATCTCGGTCGTCCCGGCCTCTTCCTCGGTGAGGAAGCCAGCAGCCACGAAGGCTTCGAGCACGGGCCGTTCGTAGGTGCGGGCGAAGGTGGCGACGTTTTCGGGTTTCGGCGAGGCGTGCTGCCAGCGGTTGACGCTGGTCTGGCCGATGCCGGTTCGCCGGGAGATCTCGCGTGCGGACGCCTGCCCGGCGATCTGCTGAACGTACGTCCACCAACTCATGCGCAACAGGGTAGGCGTCCACGCCTCACCCCGTCCAGGCGATCACGGTCCATGTGGCCAAGAGAACTGCCGATATGACTTGAGGGCTACGGCACTCACGCCGTACACTGAGGCGTACACGCATCAGGCGTTGCGACCGGCCCACCTATTTGGAGAGAGGAGACCACAGTGAATGCCACGCTCCGGCTCCGTAAGGACGAGCTGGCCAAGCACCGAGTCCGTGCCGGCCTCAAGACCGAAGGCGACCTCGCCGCCGCCATGGGCGCGGACAGAGGGACCGTCAACCGGGTCATGCGCGGCAGGGCCAAACCGTCCCAGGACTTCATCGCATCGCTGATGGCGGCACTCAATGACGACGTCGCATTCGGCGACATCTGGGAAGTCATCCCAGCCGACTCGGGGGAGTCCCACCGATGAACGAACTTGCTCTCACTGAGAGCCCGTCTCTGCGAGCCCAGTACATGGATCGCGTCGATGTCCTGGACAAGGTGAAGGCGCTCACGTTCTTCCCGGACGGCGAGCACGTTGACACGCCTGGCGTCGCCGATTACTTCGAGGTGAGCCTGGACGTGATCAAGAAGGTAATCCAGCGCAACCGCAAGGAACTCGAACGCAACGGCATGCGGGTGCGGCGCGGCGAGGAGTATCGAGAGTTCGCCGTCGTCAACGCGGTCGCCCCTGAGGGCGGGGACACCCTGTCCCTGGCCTCTTCGCAGAACACCGTGACGACCTTTACCCGCCGGACGATCCTCAATGTCGGGCAGATGCTCACTGAGTCGCCCGTGGCGGAGGGCGTCCGCAAGCACCTGCTTGATGTGGAAGAGCGCGCTCGGGAGATCTACCTCGCGAGCAGGGCGATGCAGCAAGCCGAGTCTCAGGTGCTTCAGCCGAAGACCTTCCCCTTTACCGACGCCGTGGTGCTCATGCGGCAGGAGTACGGCGTCCGGATCTCCGTTAAGGACCTGACCGAGACGCTCCGGCAGGGCGGTGTGCTGCGCCAGGACGAGCGCAGGCCGAAAGCCAAGTACGAGGCGATGTTCTGGCACACCGGCAGCGCCTATGAGGTCCATGCCCACCACATCAAGGGCCTGTACCACCTGTACGAGTCCACGAAGCTCCGCCTTCAGGCTGCGGCGCAGCGCGCTCTGCCGATGGACCCTCCCGGCTGGCCTGAGCTTCCTCTGGACGGTGCGTCGTGATCATCCGTCCAGTCGATTTGCCGCTGGTGCGAGAAGAACTCGCGCGACTCACGTCTTCTGCCGTTGGCGACTGGGCTTTTGGTGAACTAGCGAAGCGCTTCGTCTTCAAGGACCGCGACCTTGGTGACGCCGTCGCCAAGGAAGAAGCCGACCGGTTGCGCCGAGCCGAGTTGTTCTTCGCGAGCGGCGATATGTCGGCGTTGGCCATCGCGGCGTCCGAGGGCTTGCCCGCCTTCAACCTCCTCCCAGAGGACTTGCCGTCTGCCTGCGGGTTCCTGTTCCTAGAGGAGCCGGTCAACATCGGCGAGCTTAGCGAAGACGGTCGGCAGCAAGCGCCAATCGTGGCCGTTTCCTGGGGACCCATGCATGTGAGTGGCGAACTGGTCACGGACCCTTCGATGATGCCGCACGGGGCTCTCTGGGTGAGCTGGTATCTCGGCAGAGAGGAAGCTCTCGCCAACGCTGGGCTGCACGTCACCCCCGGCAAGAACGGCGCAGATCTCGACAGATGGATAGCGACGTTTCGCCACGCCCCGCGCCTCATGTGCATCGAGGTGAGCGTCGTTCCATTCAGCCCCGAGGCGATAACTGCGGACATCGGCAGCGACGGCGATCGGCCTGTGCGGCTTGACGACAGCGAGGGTGCTGGGCGGTGGATGCGCATCCTGAAATCGGCGTGGCTGCTCATGCAGCAGCCAGTGGCGACCGTCTCGGATGCGGAGTACAAGCGGCATGATCGCCGCCGCTTGGAGCGACAGAAGATCGAGCCGAGCCGAGTACGAGTCATCATGCTTCGCCGCGCAAAGACCACTAGCGAGCACGGCGACTCCGACCGCGAGTTCCACCACCAGTGGATCGTCCGAGGCCACTGGCGTCAGCAGTGGTACCCGTCCCGAGGCGTCCACCGCCCCGTGTGGATCGCCCCCCACATCAAGGGCCCTGAAGGGGCTCCGATGCTCGGCGGGGAGAAGGTCCACGCCTGGGTCCGGTAGCCGCCTCCACGAACTCTGACCCCCCTCGTGCTCGCCCTCCCCAGGGCGAGCCACTCCGATCAACCCGAACAAGCACGCCAACAGGAGATCGTTTTGAGCACCACCAGCAGCGTTTTCGATCAGCGAGTCGCCTACCGTCCGGCCGTCGTGGACCTGTTCCGCAACCTCACCGGACCCGAGATTCAGCGCGTCACCGGAGAGATCGCCAAACTGCAGGAGCAGGTGAACCACCTCGTCGCCCAGATCGAAGACGGCGAGAGGTACATCTCCGAGTTGAGGCAGGCACAGAAAGACGTCGAGGCCAGCGCCGACCTGCCGGCGGCCGAGCCGCCCGCCGCGAGCGTGGCGAAGTGCTCAGCCTGCGGCGAGAAGGTCGTGCAGGTCGAGGGCGAGTGGACGCACTCCGGCCGGGAGCTGGTCAAGAACGGCAAGGTGTGCTGGCCGGACCGGCACAAGTCGCCCGTTGCCGCCCCTGCGGGTCCTGCGGACCAGTCGTTCGAGCGGTGGGAGGGCGCGATCGAGGAAGAGCGCCGCGCGGGGAGCGTCTCGTGAGCCGCCTGTTCGCCCGCCGCCGGGGTCTCCACTGCCGTCACGGCAGCTTGACGGGCTGGTCTGCCCTCGCCTTCCTGGTCGGCCTTGAGCCGGTCGTGGAGTCCTTCACCCGGCCGCGCACCTCCACCCCTCACATCCACCCCTACGACTCCCCGAAGGACGCAGCATGAGCACCGAAACCCCCGAGACGAAGAACCCGTACCAGGCCCGCCGTGAGGCCATCTCCCGCGCCATAAGCACTTGGCAGCAGGGCGACGGCAGCGACTCCGGCCACGAACTGGACGACGCGACCGCGCTGGAGGACTGCCTCCTGGACGAGGGCCTGGCCCTGATGCCCCGCTCTACCGGTCACGGCAAGTGGGTGGTGGAGGTGGACGGGCAGCGCGCCCCGATCGCTCCCGGCTCGGACCGCCCGGTCGGCCTGCTGGACGCGGAAGAGGCGGCCGAGCTGTTCCTGACGCTCAGCGCCGCCGACGAGTACGCCGAGCACCAGCCGACCGTCCGCCCGGCCACCGAGATGGAGTTCAAGACCGCCCTGGCCAACCACCTGTTCGGCGGTGTGGCATGAACGTCTCAGCCTCAGACCGCGAAATGTCCTTCTGGCCTACCCCGGCCGAGGTCGCCGACGATCTCGTGTACTGGCTGATGGAGCCGTGGCACGCCCTCGGTGATGGCGTCCGTGTGCTCGAACCTTCAGCAGGCGAGGGGCACCTTGTCCGCGCGATTCGGGAGCGCCTGCCCGAAGCGCACATCACTGCGGTCGAGCCCAGCGAGACGCGGGCTGCGGCACTGCGCGCGACGCCTGGCATCGAGGTCGTGCAGACCACCCTGGAGTCGTACCTCGCTGACGTCACACGGCAGGCGACCAATGGTCCGTGGCAGCCCTTCCATCTGGTGATCATGAACCCGCCGTTCACCCTGCCGGACCGCCGCGAGGCATGGGCCGAACACGTGCTGGCGTGCTACTACCATCCGCACCTGCTCGCGCCATACGGCGTCATCGGCGCGGTGGTTCCCCGCATCGTGATGACCGGCCGCTCCAAGCTCGTACAAAAGGTGCGCGGCCTCCTCGACGAATGCGGAAGGGCGCGAGCGTGCGAACGAGGCGCCTTTTCCGACATGGGGGCCAAGGTCAGCACGGCACTGATCTGGACGCAGAAGCCCTACGGGGAAGCCGAGTCGTCGGGCCAGCTTGACCTGTTCTCCGGGGCGGCGTCATGAACGACATCACCCCCGAGAACCTCTCTGAGGCCGCTCAGGCTCAGACGGGCGGTGCGTCCAATGCCTAACCCCATGTCCATGGAAGAACTGGAGGCGTTCCGCGAGAGCGCCCCAGAGTGCGCACACGGCGAGCTCTGGTCACTGCTCGACTGGTCGCTGTGGGGGGCCGGGATGGCCGACGTGTTCCGGGAGCCGCTGGCGGACACGATGCTCGCCGCCGTCCCGGACAACGTCCGCCAGCACGCTGAGGCGATCATGGCCGACTTCAAGAAGCGGCGCGAGATCACCAAGACGGGCGTCACGGTCTACCAGGAGCAGCGTGACGAGGTGGCGCGCCTCAAGGCCCGCCTGGACGCCGCCGAGTGGACGATCCGTCAGGCGCTCTCCCAGGTCGAGCACGAGGAAGCCGTGCACGTCCTGAACCGGTACGTCGCCGCCGCTGAGGCCGCTCAGGCAGACCAGGGCGGCGGTGACGGCAATGTCTGAGCCGCCACTGCTGCTCCTGGACGTTGATGGCGTCCTGAACGCCCTCCAGCGACCCGGCCCCGAGTGGATCGCCACCAGAGCGTTGGGCTTCCGCCTACTGCTCAACCCGTCACATGGGCCGATGCTGCTGAAGCTCGCCGAAGAGACGGGCGCTGAGCTGACGTGGGCCACCACGTGGGAGCACGACGCCAACCGGGAGATCGGCCCCAAGGTGGGCCTGCCCGAGATGCCCGTGATCGAGCTCGGCTCTGCGCACGACGTGCCGGGCGTGCTCTGGAAGACGCCCGCCGTCGCCGAGTACGTGAAGGGCCGCCCGTTCGTCTGGTTCGACGACGACCTCAACGACGCGGACGAGGCGTACCTGAAGACCCACCCGGGCGTGGGCGAGTTCCTGATCGTCCACGTGGACGGAGACCACGGGCTCACCGATCGACACTTCGAGAAGGCGCGCGATTGGCTGACCATCCAGCGCCTCACCTCCGAGCGGGACCGTCTGGCTTCCGCCGCCCGCGACTCTGACGCCTACGCCCTGGACAAGGAGTTGACCGAGTCCGACGCCGAACGCGCGGACCTCGCCAGCCAGGTGTCCGTCCTGAAGGACCACGTGGCCGCCCTGCAAAGCGACGCGCGGGCCGCCCTGGCCATCGACTGGGACGCCCTGAAGACCGCCGTGGCCGGCCTGGAAGGCGTCGAGACGTCTGCCGTGTCCGCCGTACTGGGAGCGTTCCGTCAGGCGGTGTCGCGGTGAGCCTCGACAACCTCGCAGCGTGGATCGCCTGGGTGGGGTCCTCTGGCGGTCGCGGATGGCTGCTGGCCGGCGTCGTCATCGCGGTCATCCTGGCCGCCGCCTGCGTGGCGTGGGTGGCGTCCAAGGCCACCCGGTTGCCCGCCCGCCAGCGCCCCGCCCGGACGGTCGACCGCGCCGACGACGAGCGGGACATCCACCCGCGCACCCGGCTGGAGCGGATCCTCCGCGAGGACGCCGCCAGCCGCCCCCTCACCCGCGCGCAGATCCGGGACCAGTTCGGCGTGGACGTCCACGACGCGTTCCCCGAAGAGGAGGGCTGATGGCCCGCGTTATCGCCCTGGCGATCGTCACTGCCGGCGTGCTGGCCGTCGCCTGGTTCGTCAACCAGACCGACCCGGGTGCCGCGTTCTGGGTGCTCGTCCTGGGTGGCCTGTTCCTAGTCGCTCCCGCACTGTACGCGGTGATCGACGGAGACGGCCGTGGCTGACCTGCGCCCCTGCTGCCAGCAGGCCGGCCTTGACGGGACCACACCCGAGGAGCACTTCCCGGTGTGCGACGCCCGAGCCGAAGACCCGCAGACAGAAGCCCTGTTCGACCTGTTCGCCACGACCGAGGAAGGAGGGCCGCAGACGTGACCAGAGGAAGGCCGCCGATGCGTCCCGAGGACGTCGAGCACGGCACTCAGCGCGGCTACGCCTGGCACCGCCGCCGCGGCGAGCATGCCTGCGGGCCGTGCATGGAAGCACACGGTCGCGACCTCGCGAACCGGCGGGCACGCAGAGCGGAAGCCTCCCCGTTGGGCCGCAGCCTGACCCAGGCACGCCAGCGCGCTGGGCTGTCAGAGGCCGAGCTTGCCGAACAGCTGGGCTGGTCGTCGCCGTACTCGGTCGGCTGGGTGGAGAACGGCTCCCGCCGGGTGTCGCTCCAGGCGCTTGAGGAGTGGGCCGCCGCCTTGGGGTGTCGGATCGAACTCATCCCAGGCGAGGTACTTGAGGAGTCAGCCGCATGAATCCCAGGGTCCCCAGCGCGAACCAGCGCGCCACGGAGGTGGTGAAGCACTTCGCCGCCGCCATCGAACATCTCGGCCGCGCCCTGCACGCCGTGGAGCGGGGCGACTGGGACAGGGCTCGCAACCATCTGACCCGCGTGGCCGAACGCGCCTCCATCACCGACGTGTGCTTGAACGTCGGCTACCCGGACGCCAAGGCCACCCTGGCGGCCATGCGGGAGCGGCTGCCGAAGGAGTGGGCTGACCCAATCGCGGCGTTCCTGGCAGAAGGAGCGTCCGATGTCTGACTTCGCCTCCCACCCCATGATCGACGTGTGGGCAGTCCTGTCCGACCCGGACATCCCCAGCGACGTCGGGCAGCGGCTCCTGACCCGGCAGCGTGCCCGCGCTCTCGGACTCACCCCCGACGTGGTGCCCGAAGAGGACAAGCCGTTCCTGGCCCGCCACATCGTGCCGGCGCCTGACCCCACGGAGGTGGCCGATGCCTAGCCCGTCGTACGCCGACTTCATCGACCGCAAGCGCCGCACGATCACGCCCGTCGGCCTTCCCGCCGAGCCGAGCGATGTCCACCCGATGCTGCACGAGTGGCAGCGCCGGATCGTCGCCTGGGGTGTCCGCACCGGCCGTGCCGCGCTGTGGGAGGACACCGGCATGGGCAAGACCGTCCAACAGGTCGAGTGGGCGCGTTTGTCCGGCGAGAGGTCGCTGATCGTGGCGCCCCTGGCGGTGTGCGGGCAGACGGTGCGTGAAGCGGCCAAGGTAGGCGTGAATGCCCGCTACGTGCGCAGCGGCGCCGACGCCGACGGCCCGGGCGTGTGGGTGACGAACTACGAGATGGCCGAGCGGTTCGATCCGGACACGCTGGACGCGGTGGTGTTGGACGAGGCGTCGATCCTGAAGCAGTCGGACGGCAAGACCCGTACGGCGCTCATCCAGCACTTCAAGCCGGTCAAGCATCGTCTCGCGTGCACGGCGACGCCGGCGCCGAACGATGTCGAGGAGCTGACCAATCAGGCCGAGTTCTTGGGCGTCACCACCCGCGCGGAGATGCTCGCCGCGTACTTCGTGCACGACTCGGACGGGTGGCGGCTCAAGGGTCACGCCAGGGAGCCGATGTTCCGGTGGATGGCGTCGTGGGCGGTCGCCCTGCGCCGTCCCTCGGACATCGGCGGCAGCGACGACGGTTACGACCTGCCCGGCTTGGACATCCAGGCGCACCGGCTGCCGGTGGATGAGGTGCCCGAGGGCCAACTGTTCGCCGTCGACCTGGGCGGCGTGGGCGGGCGGGCCAAGGTCCGCAAGCAGACGCTAGCCGCCCGCTGCGAGAAAGCCGCGGACCTCATCAACGCCGAGCCAACGGAGCCGTGGGTGGTGTGGTGCGGGCTCAACGACGAGGCGCGAGAGATCGCCCGCCGCGTGCCTGGCGCCGTCAACGTCGAAGGTTCGTGGACGCCCGAGGCGAAGGCTGACGCCTTCCTCCGCTTCGCCGATGGCGACATCCGCGTCATGGTCACCAAGCCGTCCATCGCGGCCTTCGGGTTGAACTGGCAGCACTGCGCCCGCATGGCCTTCGTCGGCCTGTCCGACTCATACGAGTCCTACTACCAGGCGATTCGCCGCTGCTACCGGTACGGCCAGACCCGGCCGGTCACGGCCCACATCGTCGTGTCCGAACTCGAATCTCAGATCGCCGCGAACGTCGCCCGCAAGGAGCGAGAGGCCGCCGCCACGATGGCCGCCCTCGTGGAGCGGATGCGCGCGGCCGGAACGTGGAGTGCCGCATGAGCGACCTGTATGTCACTGACGAAGCCGCAGGCACGGGCTGGCGGTTCATGCTCGGCGACAGCTGCGAGAGGCTCGCCGAGGTTGAGACGGGCAGCGTGCACCTGTCGGTGTATTCGCCGCCGTTCGCGTCCCTGTACGTCTACTCCGACTCGCCCCGCGACCTCGGCAACAGCGCCGACTGGCCGGAGTTCTTCGAGCACTACCGGTACATCATCCGGGAGAACCTGCGGGCGACGGCGCCCGGCCGGATGGCGGCCGTGCACGTCGCCCAGGTCCCCATCATCAAGGGCGTTGCTGGCTACACCGGCCTTCAAGACTTCCGCGGCGAGGTGATCCGCGCCTACGTCGAAGAGGGCTGGATCTACTTCGGCGAGATCACCATCGACAAGGATCCGCAGGCCCAGGCCATCCGCACCAAGAGCCACGCCCTGATGTTCGTGACGAAGAACCGCGACTCGTCCGGCACCCGGCCCGCCCTCGCTGACTACCTGCTGCTGTTCAAGAAGCCGGGCGAGAACACGGTCCCGATCAAGACGGACGTCACCAACGACGAGTGGATCGCATGGGCGCGCCCCATCTGGTACGGCATCCGCGAGACCAACACCCTCAACACCACGGTCGCGAAGGACAGCGCGGACGAGCGGCACATTTGCCCCCTTCAGTTGGACTTGATCGAGCGGTGTGTCCGGCTGTGGTCCAACCCTGGCGAGTTGGTCCTGTCGCCGTTCGGCGGCATCGGCTCCGAGGGCTACGTCGCGGTCCGGACGGGCCGCCGCTTCATCGGCTGCGAACTCAAGAGCTCGTACTGGCGTGCCGGCGTCACGAACCTCCAAGAGGCCGAGATGCACGCCGCCACCCCGGCTCTCTTCACAGCTGCGGAGTTGACGGCGTGAGCACGCACCTCGCTCGGGATGTGGAGCGTCTCCGCTCCCACATCCCGTGCCTCGAAGCCGCCGCCGCTGACGAGTCCGTTCACCCCGTAGTTCGGGCGTACATGCGGATGGAGGCCGCTCTCACCCGCGCAGCAGTAGATCTCCTCGCGCAGACCGTCTCGCAGCGAGACGGAACCCCCTCGAACGACCCCGAACGAAACCGAATGGAGGCGAACTCTGATGTCCACGCCTAACTGGGAGAAGCGTGCCGCGTGCCGCGGCGAGGACCTGTACTTGTTCTTCGGCCACGAGGGCGAGCGGCAGCCTGACCGGGAAGCGCGCGAGCAGGTGGCAACCGCCATCTGCGCCCGCTGTTCGGTGCGCACCCCTTGCCTCCTGGCCGCGTTCGAGCGCAAGGACGACTCGGGCGTTTGGGGCGGACTGGGGGAGGAGGAGAGGCGTTCCAAGCGCCGCTCGTGGCTGAAGCGGACCGCGTTCGAGCGGAAGACTGTCGGCGCCTACGTGCCGCTCCCCGACGACAAGCACTGCCCGGCCTGCGGCACCACCAAGTCGGCGATCGAGTTCCCGAAGGATCGCCGCCAGCCGGACGGGCTCAACCGGACGTGCAAGGAATGCGCCAGCGAGGCCGGCCGGAAGGCCCGCGCTCAGCGCCGCGAAGCCGCAGAGGTGGCGTGATGAGCTACGTCACCGCGATGGGCGGCCACGACGCCGAATGGCTGCTGCAGCGCGAGCACGAGCTGAACGACCGGCTGATGCAGGCCGGACGCGCCGGCAGGAAGCCGCTGCTGAAGTCTCCCGTCTCCTCCTCCCGACTCGGCGCGATCAAGCCGATCGAACCGTGGGAGGCCGATCTGGTGTTCCGGTTCGTTCGCCGGACTGTCGCCGGCGACGAGGCGGTATCTGAGGTCCTGCAGATGCTCGGGCTGGAGGGGTCGTGAAGCCCGTCCACCCGATCGTCGCCGCCCTCAAGCAGGCCAGGGAGGACCGCGGCTGGACTCAGGCCGAGCTCGCCCGGCGCCTGTGGAAGACACCCGAGGCGGTCGCGTTCTTCGAGAACTCGCCCGGCAGCCGGAAACTCGCCTCGGTTGAGGAGGTTGCCGCCCTCTTCGGGATGCGGCTCGCGCTCGTCCCGGTCGTAGACGACGGCGTCGACCTGGATGCTCTGGCCGACGACATGATCCTGCCCGCCTGCCGTCTCGTCCCCGCCGTCCACGACGAGGACCCGGACGAGGTGGCCAACATCATCGGCGCGATGGGCGTGATGGAGTTGCGCGCCCTCGCGGTCGTCTTGGCCTCCCTGGTGCCCGCCGACGACCCGGCTCTGGGGCTGTTCACCCAGTGGCGAGAAGACGGTCCTGGGAAGGCCGCGGGACGGCGCCGGCTCATGCTCTCGGAGGTCGCGGCGTGGGAGCAGGGCAAGCGGGAGGCGTCGTGACCCCTCAACAGCTTCATGCCGCCCTCGACGAACGCCGCCGTACCCTCGGCCTGCCCTGGTGGCGGGTGGCGATCCAGTTGCAGATCAGCGGCGTGTTCCTGAACCGGATGCGGCACGGGCACCTGTCGAAGCCGTTGCGTGCCCGTGTCGAGGCGTGGCTTGGGGAGGCGTCGTGAGGGCGTCTCTCCGTACCTCAGGAGTCGGAGGGCTCGGGCGAGTCGGTGAGGCGGAAGCCTGCCGCTTCGAGGTCCCGAAGTGTGACGTGGGCGACGGGCCTGGTCTTGCGTGCCGGCGGAGGCTTGATGCCGTCGACCACGTCGGCGTCTTCCTGGATGCGGCGAATGTGTTCCGGCTCGCGCTCGAAGTGACGGGCGATGTCCGCCTGCTTCACGCCACTTGCGCGGGCTTCTCTGATGGCGCGGCCGAATTCGAGCCACGCACCGTTGACGATCTCTTCGGCGAGTTTCTCGGCTCGCTGGACCTCAGCATAGGCAGCATCGAGGGGGGCCATCGGGTCGCTCACCTCTCCATCATCACACCACTGATGTGGCCACCTTAGCATGTGGGGCCCACATTGCAATGTGCCCACATCTCAAGTAGGCCCCACATCATCATGTGGGGTATTGTTGGACTCGAACAACTGAGTGATCAGGGGGACTGAAGTGGCGTCACTCCGAAGATCGGCCTTACCGCATGAGTCCCTGAACCCCTTGGCGACGACGAATGGATGGCCGACCTACATGAGCACGCAAGCGATGGTGTGGGCCCTGGAGGATGCTCCAGACGTACCGGCTCAGGCTCTCGGTGTGCTCATGGGGCTCGCCAACCATGCCGACGAGTTCGGCCGCGGGGCGTACCCGGATCAGCAGACGCTGGCCGGCTACGCCCGCAAGTCTGACCGGTCGTGCAGGTCGGATCTGGCCATGCTGGAGGAGCTGGGGCTGATCCGGCGCGGGGACCAAGGTCTCGTGGCCCATCTCGCGCCCAACAAGCGCCCGGTGGTGTGGGACGTGGCGATGGAGCGTCGCAAAGAACGGGTTGGCCGGAAGCGTGATTCCGGCCGGAATCACGCTTCCGGCCGGAAGCCTGGCGCAGATCAGGACGAATCCGCAGGTGACAGTTCTGCGTCCGGAAGTGGGCTTCCGGGCGGAAGTGAGCGTCCGGCCGGAAGCGCAGCGCAGACAGGCCGGAAGCCTGCTTCCGACAAACCGTCCGTAGAACCGTCCGAGAGTTGTTCTCTCCCTACGGGAGAGAACAAAGACGCGCGTACGCGTGATAGCACCTCCGGCGACTCCTCGAAGCCAAAGCGCAAGAGAGCCACCAAGGCCGAACTCGACGAGCGTGAGCGCCAGGCGCAGGACCTCACCACGAAGTTCTTCGAGCGCTACGAGACCGCCCAGCAGTTCATCGCGATCCGGCAGGTGCTCCGCGGCGCGCTCGGCAACGGCATCAGCCGCGACAACCTCGCCAGAGCCATCGATCGGCTCGGCCGCGAAGGTAAGCCGATCTCCGGCGCCAGCATCCAGTACGTGCTCGGCCAGATGCGAGGCCAGGGCAGGGACTCGCCGGGCAATGGCTCCAACTCACAGTTGCCGCCTCGTGACGGCTACACCTCCGACCTGTCCAAGATCTTCGGGATTGGAAACGCCTCATGACTGATGACCCGAACGGCCTGGCTGAGTGGCACGCAGAGCGGCGCCGTAAGCGCGTCGCGGACTTCCACGCCAGGCGGCCTGTTCGCCTCCGTACCTCCGGCCAACTGCACCCCGACATCGCCGAGTGGGGCAGCCGCCTGTTCGACCACACCGCCGGCAACCTGATCCTTCTCGGCCCGACCGGCACCGGAAAGAGCTGGTCGACATGGGAAGTCATGGAGCGCACCCTCAAGGCCGGATACATGGGCGAGATCGCGATGCGCAGCCAGGCCGAGTGGCAGGAAATCGTCGGCCCCCCCGCTGACCGTGAGGGGTTGGCGAAGATGCGCGACGTTGACGTGCTCGCCCTCGACGACTTCGGAACGTTTCGCGCGGAGGAGTGGCAGCGCGAACTGCTCCTGCCGGTGATCGACGCCCGATGGGCGAACGGCCGACCCACCATCATCACGACGAACCTGCCCGAACTGGGCGAGCGTCTTGGCCCGCGGATCGCATCCCGTCTGGCCGACAACGCGACCGCTGTGGCCCTGGGGGGCCCTGACCTGAGGGCGGGCCGATGACCGACTTCGAGACGTCCGGCTGGGAAGCGACCGAGAAGGTCATCGCCGCGGAGATGGCCATCGCTGGCGCGGCGATCCAGTCCCGGCTCTTGCTGGACGAGGCTGCCGACATTGTGACGCCTGCGGACTTCTACAGCGTCGCCCGCTACGTGTTCGCCGCAGCGCTGGAGGTGCGGGACAACTGCAAGCCGGCCGACCGCGCCAAGACGCGGATCGACACCACCGAGGTGCTGATCCAGCTGCAAAACCAAGGCGACCTCGAGCGGGTGGGCGGCGGCTCGTACCTGCACACGCTGATGGAGCACGCCGCCGTCGCCGGGTCGGTGGGCCGCCTGTGCAAGGAGATCTCCCAGGACGCCGAACGCCGCCGTCTGCAGCAGGCACTCCGCACCAGCATCCAGATGACCGAGCACGCGACGTGGGACCCGTCCACGGACATCGATCAGGTCCGCAAGATGGTCGACGAGGCGTTGACCCGCCGGATCGGCGAGCGACCCAAGGACGTTTCGGCCACCGTGGTCAAACTGCTCGACGAGCTGGAGAACCCGCCGCCGAAGCTCGACGTGATCGAGACGCCGTTTGAGGACCTCAACCACCTGCTCGGCGGAGGCTTCCGCAAGGGGCAGCTCGTCGTCATAGCCGGTCGGCCCGGCCTGGGCAAGAGCGTCCTGTCCGTCGACTTCGCCCGCAAGGCCGCCATCCAGAACGGCGAGCGGAGCATCATCTTCACGCTCGAAATGAGCGAGGAAGAGGTCGTCGACCGCATCACCGCCGCCGAAGGGCGCATACCGTTGCGCGCCATCCGCACCCGCAACGTCACCCGGCAGCAACTCGCCGCCGCCGCGGAGGCCGGCGCCCGCATCTCCGGGTCGCCGCTGACGATCGACTTCGTGCCCGGCTGCACGCTCGATCACATCCGTTCCCAGCTTCGCTGGCTGTCCCGTGAAGACCCGGCGAAGCTCGTGGTCGTCGACTACTTGCAGATCATGACCGCGCCCAAGAATCCGCGCCGTGACATCGAGCTTGGCATGGTCACCCAGCAGTTGAAGGCCATGGCGGGCGAGTTCGGGCTGACGATCGTGCTGCTCAGCCAACTCAACCGCGAGTCGCAGAAACGCACCGACAAGCGGCCCCAGATCGGGGAGCTGAAGGACAGCGGCTCCATCGAGGCGGACGCCGACGTGGTGATCCTCATCCACCGCGAAGATGCCTACGAGCCGGAGTCCCCTCGAGCGGGCGAGGCCGAGCTGATCGTGGCGAAGAACCGCGGCGGCCCCCAGGCGACCGTGACCGTGGCCGCCCAACTCCACTACTCCCGGCTGATCGACATGGCCAAGGACGAGCCCACCTCAACCCCTACCGGCCGACCCGACCTGCACGTCGTGAACTGAAGGAAACCTCATGTCTCTACAGATCCCTGACCGTGACATCGCTCGAGTCCTGGCGCTCAGCCCGATCGCCGACATCGTTCGAGAGCACGTCAACCTCATCCCGGCTGACGACGGCACACTGAAGGGCACCTGCCCGTTCAGCGCCGACCCTACGGAGACGTTCTACGTGGCGCCGAGCCGTGGCATGTGGTTCTGCTTCGGCTGCGATGCCGGCGGAGACGCCATCACGTTCATTGAGAAGATCGAAGGACTGGCGTTCGTTGACGCGGTCATTCGTCTTGCCGACCGGGCGCACCTCGAGCTCGAGTTAAACCCCGAACCCAGCGCAGTGCACGCGGCCCGCGCCTTGCGTGCAGGGATTCCCGAGGCCATCGAGAAGCGTGACCTTGATGCCCTGATTCGCAACCTCGCGGAGTGGCTGTCCACCGATCCCATCGTCCGCCGTGCCGCCGACGCTGGCGAGGAGGGGACGGCGTGAACATCAACCCGATCGAGACCAGGTACCGCGGCTACCGCTTCAGGTCCCGCACCGAGGCGAGGTGGGCCGTCTTCATGGACCACCTCGACGTCCCGTGGGACTACGAATTGGAGGGCTACGTCGTGGACGGCAAGCCCTACCTGCCTGACTTCCTTGTCTACCCCGACACCCCAGCCGCGTTCTGGCTGGAAATCAAGGGCACCGCACCGACGGCCGACGAGGTCGCCAAGGCCCAGGGACTCGCAACCGGAACGAGCATTCCCGCCTACGTCTACTTCGGCAAGGTCGAAGTGCCAGCGCCCGACCTGTCGCACATCACCGACCTCGAAGATCTCATCGGCAGCCCCGGCTACGAATGGGACAACAGCGTCGGATGGCTGCCCTACCCGGTTCGGCCGGCGCAGTGGGAGCTCAACCTCACACCGACCGCCTACAGGCTGAACCCGCGGCCCACGCCAGGGCAGCCGAAGAGCGACTTCTGGTGGTGGATGGACTGCCCTTACTGCCCGCGGGCGATCATCAAGCTGTCTGGCCAGGTGTTCGGCTGCCCAGACCTCCCCGACGACGCCGAGTTGCAAGCCGTGCAATTCCGGCACCACACCCCGCGGCTTCTCGACGCTTACCGCGCTGCCCGGTCGGCTCGTTTCGAGCACGGGGAGTCCGGGTGAGCGTCACCGTCGCTCCGACTGTGGAGGCGATGATCTGGCTTCCGAAAGAAGGCCAGGTGATCGCGAAGGTCCCGCCGCGGAAAGGCAACTTCCGGTGGTTACATCACACGCTGGAAATCCGCTCACCCAGCCTCGAAGGCGATCGGTGGTCCCTGCCTCGCAACTGCCTGATGAAGTTCGTGATGGCGGCGATCGACCGTTTCGGCTACGTCGCGGTGTACCGGGACATGTCGAAGCTGTCGAGGTGCACCAAATCGTGCCTGGATGCGATGGGCATGGAGTGCGACTGCTCGTGCCTAGGCGCCCACCACGGAGAGTCCTCTGGAGGCTGGTTCGAGCGAGTTGGGGACGCCGTGGTGGCGGACTTGGGTGAGATCGCCCGAACCAAGGTCGTCTACGGCCCCAAAGGCGCTGAAGGGGGTGCCCAGGTCTACCGCGGCCAATTGCAGGGCCGCACCTACTCCGTCACCCGGGCCGGCCGCAGCGACTGGCCGAAGGCCGCGGACTTCATGTGTCCAAGTTGCGTGACCGCACGGGCGCAGGTGTGGGACCACTGCCACACCCATGGGTTCGTCCGAGCGCCGCTCTGCAACCCCTGCAACACCCGCCACTGGAGCGGTTGGCGCCCGGTCAACGGTCGGGCCATGCCAAGCCACAACCTCGACACCAACTACTACCGGTGGTGTCCACGTCACGGCGAGCGCGGCCAGGCATGCAGCGCCTAATCCCGCTCCCGCCCCTCCCGATACCGACCTAACAGCCCAAGGGGAGATCAACGCCCATGAGTGACACGAAGACGACCGTGCTGTGCGGCAACGAGGACCACGACGAGGACACCCCGGCGGTCGCTCGTCTCACCTACCCGAATGCCCGGTTCCGTCCGGTTGCGGTCTGCGCCGGCGACCTCGAAGACGTGGCGGAACAGGCGCTCGACGAGAAGGCGAGCGTGCTCATCGAGCCGGTCGAGCACCGACACAAGCCGGTCACCAGCGCGATGAAGGAGGTGGCCAGGCTGCACTTCAGGGAGCGCGGCGGCGACGTGCGCGCGATCCTGCTGCAGGCGCCGGACCACCCAGGTTACGAGGACCTGCCGGAGACGATCGAGGAGCGGCGCAAGCTCCCGGCCCGCTTCCACGTGCCCGTCTGGGACGGCAACGGCCAGCCGAATGCGTGGCTGTGCGCGGTCTGCTGGGAGGACGGCGCCGCCTGGCAGTGGCCGTGCGAGGTCGCGGCGAAGCAGGGCGGCGAGGTGTTCGCCCGATGAGCGCCACGACCGCGGCTGACGCTCGCGTCCAGTTCGCCCAGAAGGCCGTCATCCTCGACGGCGACCGGGTGCTCACGGTCCGCAAAGGCCCCGACGACCCGTTCCAGCCGGGCCGCTGGGAGTTGCCGGGCGGCCGGATGCGGGCGGGCGAATCCCCGGACGACGCTCTGGCCCGCGAGGTGTGGGAGGAGGTCGGGCTGAAGGTGATCCCGGGCCGTCCGCTGGCGGTGTGGTCGTGGCGGCTGGGCGACGGCCCGGACGCTCCCACGGTGGTGGCGGTAGCCAGGCTGTGCGCGACCGCCGCAGGCTCCACGCCTCGCGTCGTGGCCGCCGAGATCGACCGGGCTGCCTGGGTGCCCGTAGGCGACGTTCTCACCCTCGACCTGATCCCGTCCGCTCGCGGACCCATCACGGAAGCGCTCGCCCAACTCGACACCGGGGAGAAGACCCATGGCTGAGACCGTGATCGATCCGGACGCCTGCGTCTCGTGCAGCGCTCCGAACGCGGCGCACCTGCGCGAGCGCGGAGACGGCCAGCACCCAGACGGGCCGTTCTGCGCCCACTGCATGGCCGCGCGCATCGTCGGCACCACCGGGAAGACGATCGCCGACGAGTTTCAGTCGGCGGTGGACACCCTGCGTCGGGCGGCCGAGAGCGCCCGCCGCAACGGCCACCTGACCGGAGACGTCCTCCTGCGGCATCTCGCCGATCCGGTCGCCGACTGGCTGGAGTCAAAGGAGGGCATCCACCTGAGCCAGGACGGGCCGATGCCGGACGACTTCCAGCACGCCCTGCGGATCGCCCGGGTGATCAACCAGGGAGCCGACCATGAGTGACGCGAAGACCGAGAAGACCATCGGCGACGAGCTGCGAGAGACGGCGGCGAAGCTGCGTCGGGTGTCTGCGGGCACCACCGAGGGCCGATGGGTGTGCGGCCAGATGGAAGAGCGCGAGGACTACAGCACGCAGGTAGCAGTCAGCGCGGAGCACACGCTGGTCGCTGAGATCAACCTGAGTACCCGCGATTCCGCGTGGCGTTACATGCGCGACCAGGCCGTTCGGGACGGGCAGTGGATCGCGCTGGCCTCGCCCGCGCTGGCTGAGCCTCTCGCCTCCTGGCTGGAGCAGGCGGCGGAGGAGTTCGACCGCGAGGTCATCACGGACACCCCGGAGTGCCCGAACTGCGGCGAAGGGTGCGCCGGGCACCCTGACGCTCTCGTCCACGACGAGGGGTGTGGGAACTGGCTGGCCGACGCCGACGCGCCCGGCCTTCGCTGCGAGTGCTTCGACCGCCCGCTGGCTGTGGCCAGGGTCCTGAACGGGACCACGTCATGAGCGGCCAGGTCTGGCGGAAGTCGAGCTTCTGCAACGGCGCCACCGCCTGCGGGGAGGTGGCCCTGCTCTCTGACGGAGACATCGGGGTGAGGGACTCCAAGCACCCCGAGGGGCCGACCCTCGTGGTTCCGGCCGGCGACTGGTGCGCGTTCCTGGACGCGGTCAAGACCGGGTCGATGGGCTGGGCTGGCGGGCTGGTGCAGGCGTCCAGGGTCGGTCTGGATGAGTGGCTGGTGTGGTTGACCAGCGACAAGACGGTGGCTCTGCAGTTCACGGAGTCGGAGATGGCGGCGTTCGTGCGGGGTGTCCACGCCCACGAGTTCGATCTGGCGCGGCTCGGGTCGGGCGTGGAAGGCGTCTCCGTGGCTCCAGGATCGACGCTCGCGGGTTTGTAGGGCTCTCCCGTACCTTTTCCCGTCCTTGGGATTGAGCGGGCTTCTGTGGCTCGCTCAGTCGCTCATCAGTCCGAGAAAGATCACTGATCAAGCTCTGCAAGATCGATATTTGAGAGAGGACTCGAACATGCCAGCAGCCGAGGAGGTGAGTTCCGAGATGCTCGCAGCGTTGGCCTACCGCTTCGCCAACGGCACCAGTTCCCCCGAGGGGTCGAGCTGGACAGCGCCGCATCAGGCGCCCGAGACATTCGAGGTAGCCCGCCCCATACGCTTCCGCCTGGACGGATTCACCGGGCAGCGCAACGTGATCGGCACCGACGGGTCGGTCACCCCGGAATGCGAGCACGCCGGGTTCGCTGCCGTCTCCGGCGACGGCCACGTCACTGTCGGGACGTGCCACGGCCCGCGCATGAACAGCCAAACAGCGGAGATGCAGGCCGTCAGATTTGCGCTGCGCCGCTCCGGAGAAGGCCCCGTAACGCTGTTGCTCGACAACCAGGAAGTGATCGCCGCCGTGCAGCACATGGCCCGCACCCGGAAGCCAGCAAGCGGCGGGTGCCGCGACCGGCAGGCGGTCGACGAGGTGAACAACCTGCTCCGGCGCCGCCCCATCACCGTCCGCCACGTCCCCGACGCCGAAGGCACCACCACCTGGGATCGCATGCCGTCGAACCCGCTGATGGCTGCCGCCCACCGCCTGGCCTGGTCGGTGCGGCGCATGCGTCTGGACGGCATCGAACCGACAGGCGCGGCGGTGGACTGGCTGCAAGCAATCGCAGTGGCCAAGACGCGGCGTACGTCGACGCTGCGGGACCGGTACGAGACTTTCCGCCGCCGTCACGCCTCCCAACGGAAGGAGGCTTCCTGATGGCCGCGCCGATGCTGTTCAAGCTGGTCCGCGACGAGGACGTCAGCGGGGTGTCCGGCACAGGCGAGGTCGCCGACGGCGTGCTGTGGCCGGACGGGGCGGTAGCGCTCCGCTGGCGCGGTGAGCGTCCATCCACGGTCCACTACAACCGGATCGACGACGTCAAGCACGTCCACGGGCACAACGGATCAACACGGATCGTGCTCGTCGACCCGTCCGGCCGGCTCGGCAGGATCGCCGACGCCCACTCCAAGAGTGAAGGGCCGCACGGGACGACGTCCGGCCTGTGCGGCGAGTGCGGGTTCGCGTGGCCCTGCCCGACCAACGTGTGGGCGTCCACGGAACGGGACCTGAACGAGGCATGGGATCCCCGCGACGACGAGATCGGGGAGGCTCCCTGATGACCAAGGGCAGCGCCGACTACATCCGCCGCTACTACCAGGTGCCCGCCAAGCGCGGCGCCCGGATCAAGTTCCGAGGGCAGGCGGGCACCATCGTGGGCTTCAAGGATGCGGCACTCCGTGTCCGGCTCGACGACGACCCGAAGCGGATCATCCCGTGCCACCCGACCTGGCGGATCGACTACCTGGACGGGAAGGGCGAGAGGTGAACAGCTACTCCGACTCGCCGGCGGGAGGTGCGGGCGTGGCATCCCGTCCCACAGTGGGCGGGCGGTGCCGTTCGACTCCTTCGGCTCGGGCGATGCGGCGGAACAACTCGTCTGTGAGGCCCGTCCATTTGGCGAGCTGGCCGGTGGTCGCCCCCTGCTTGAGCGCGTGGGCAGCCATCTCCTTGACCTCGGGCAGGAGCGCCTTGTGCGCCTCGTAGTGCCGCTTGAAGCGGGCGAAGGTCTTGGCTTCGCGGTCGTCGGGTGTGTAGTCGCTCTTGCTCATGGCCTCATCCTCGCACACCGAAAGCCCACCGGGAAGGCCACCGCGTTGGGGCTGCTGGCATTCGCCCCGCCAACCTATTGACACCCAACAGGTTGGCCAATACGTTGGGGTTATCAGCAAGGGACACCGACCAGGGAGCACGAGATGACCGCCCGCCTCACCGCCGCCGCCCTCCTCGCCGACAACCCGAACATCACCCTCCAGGAGCTGATCGACTACTCGGCCGGCATGGACTCCAAGAGCGAGGACCAGTTCTGGGCGGCGGTCCGGAAGGAGAGGCCCGCCCTCTGCCCCGAGTGGACCGACTGAAGACCCCAAGGGCCCCGGGAGACCGGGGCCGCCCAGCCCGACCAGCAGTCATCCGGGTGCGAGACCCGGACGGGCACGTAGACCAAACCCAGCAACGAGGAGACGACATGACCACCGCCGTCCGCGAGATCAACCTCGGCACCCTCAACCGCGACCGCCAGGGCCGCTACGCCAAGGTCTTCACGCTGTCCTACGAGACCCGCGCCAAGGGCAGCGGCGAGACCGTCAAGGTCGTCCGCCACCTGCCCGCCTCCGGCGTCGAGACGATCGGCAAGGTGCTCATGAAGGCGTCCGAGGACGTCGCCTGGAACATCGAGGTCCTCGACAACGACGGCAACGACTGCACCTTCGACTTCGCGTACTTCCAGGGCTGACCCGCCATGGCCATCAACTGGAGCGACCTGCCTCCGGCGCCCGCGAACGACACCGCAGACCAGCGCGCCACCCGCGCCGCTGAAGGCCACCCGTGCCTGCGCTGCCCCAAGACCGCGACCACCGCCTACGTGGTGCAGACCGAGGCGGGTCCGCGCTGGATCGACCTGTGCAAGACCGACAGCGACGCGCTGGTGGCGTGGCTGCACCGCGAGATCGTCGTGGTCGAGTTGCCCACGCTGGCCAACCCCAGTCCTGAGGCACCCTCCTCGCCGATGGACGCCCTCGCCGAGTTCTTGTCCACCCGCTGACCCCAAGGGCCCCGCAAGGGGCCCCCTCCTCTTCCTGACCCCAATGCCCGCCCTCGACGTAGGAGACCGCGATGCTCGGCAAGCTCGTCGCCACCGGCAACCCAGACGCTGACGCCTACCTACGGATCGCCCGCAAGATCCGGGGCATCGACGCAGCGCTCGCCACGGCGACCGAGCGCGTCGAAGCCCGCGAGGGCGACACGCACGTCCTGTGGTGGCCGGCGGTGTCCGACGCCAACCCGCTCGGGTACGAGCGCGCCGCCGCTGTGGTGTTCTTCGCTCCCGGCCTGATGGACCGGCTGTGGGGGCAGGCGCAAGAGCACCTGAAGGCGGCGCGGGCGGGCGACGAATGGGCGGCCGAGCTGGTGGACCTGCACGCAGGTCGCCTGTGGGACCCGGCGTTCACGCTCGACACCTGACCCCTCCCGCTCTCCCGGTGTCTCTTCTACCGGGAGAGCGGACCCCAACCCCCCGACGATGACCAAGGAGTCAGATATGGACAACGAGCCGACGATCAAGCTGGCGGTGACGCTCGGCATCGGCCTGGCGAACGCCGAGCGCAGCGACGTGATCGACACGGGGATTCCTGTGAGCGAGTGGAACGCTCTCACCTCGGAGCAGCAGGAGGAGCGCGTCCACGAGGAGTGGAAGGAGTGGATCTGGGAGTACGTCGATGGCGGCGGCTCCGTGGTGGACGAGTGACCTTCTGTCCCGGAGTCCCTTCCGGGACTCCTCAACCTCCGGAGAACCGACCATGAGCGAGTCCCCGCCCGATCCCGCGTCGATGAGCGACACGGACCTCATCTTCGCGATGGGTGTCCACGACGACGTGTGTACCTGCGACTGGTTCCTGGAGTGGCACCGCCGCCGAGGTAGCAAGCCTGCCCCTGCCGAAGACACCGACGACTGACCCTCCCAGCCCTCTCCCGGTACGGCCGGGCACGCGCTCAGAACGCGGAGAGGGCGCTCAGATCCACAAGACCCTCATCGACAAGGAGATGCCCGATGCCCCGCATCCTTTGGGTGAACGCCCCGTACAGCAGCCTGAACGGCTACGTGGGCGGCCTCTGCCTGTTCACTATCGACTGGAAGATCCGCCGCGAAGACCCCGATCACACCCTCAGGACGAAGCTGCCCGGCTTGGACACGCAGGCGTTGAAGGACGACGACGCCGACGTGCTGAAGCGTCGCGCCGAGCAGGTGCTTGAGGAGTTTGTCCAGAAGCTCGGGGCGGTCTTCCCGGACTCCCCGAAGGAGGGCTGAGCCGTGGCCGACGTCAACACCGAGTACGCCTGCCGCTTCACCGGCTACGCCTACGACCCGGAAACCCGCGACGACAAGCAGGCCACGGTCTACGACCTGACCGGGTTCGGCAACGCCGGACTGGCGGCGGCCCGAGCGACCGTGAGCGACACCCGAGCGTGGCAGAAGCGCAAAGGGCTCCCGGTTGACGCCGTCGTGGTGTCCCGGGACGTCCCCGAGTGGACGGTGCACGAGGAGACGGAGACGGAGCGGTGACCTCCCAATCCCCCGTACAGCACGCTGAGGCGCTCGGCCACACCATGGAGTGGGACCCGCCCTTCGCATCCAGCGCCTCCCGGTGGACATGCAAGAGATGCGAGGCGGCTGTCCTGCAGAACCGGAGCCACGTGTACGGCTCCGCCATCGAGAAGACCTGCGACCAGGCGAAAGCGGATCTTGAGAGGGTGATGGGGCGTGCCTGAGACCCGAGAGCCCAAGCGCATCCAGAGGAGACGCACGAAGGGCTGGACCATGCCCGAGGGAGCCGTGTACGTAGGCCGCCCAACGAAGTGGGGAAATCCGCTCCGCTGGACTGATTACCCTTCCGTTCGGTTCGACTGCGACGGCGAGCCGTTCTCAAGCCCCACTTCCGCCCGCCGCCGCTACGCCGTGGTGGACTTCCAGGCTGCCGTCGCCTACAGCGGCGGCATGTCCGGCTACCCGAGCAAGGACGAGATCCGGCGCGAACTGGCGGGCAAGGATCTCGCGTGCTGGTGTCCACTGCCCGAGCCGGGAGAGACCGACTGGTGCCACGCCCGCGTTTTGCTGGAGATCGCGAACGGAGACCCCGATGCCTGAGACTCCGATCACCTGTGAATGGTGTCGTAACAGCCCTGCCACGCAGGCGTTCGTCTTCTACTTCAAGCGCATCCAACGGAAGACTTCTCTGGTGTGCGAGCCGTGCGGCGACCGAGGCGAGCAGGACGTCGCCCGGAACGATCCCGTGGTGTGGCGGTACCGGCTCACCCCGATCAAGGAGGTGCAGAGTGCCTGAGATCCCCGAGGAAGCCCTACGCGACGCCGTACGGGCTCACGAATGCGCCTGGGTGTCCGGAGCCTCCCGCGAGGACCTGGTACGGGCAACCGTAGAAGCCGCCGTAGACGCCCTCGCCGGCGCGGGCCTGGTCGTCGTCTCCGCTGAAGACCTGCGCGCCTACACGTACCGAGGCGTCGACATGACCGAAGAGGAACGGGACGCGATGAACCGCCTCCGCGCCGCCCTACCCGAGGAGTCCGCCGATGCCTGACTTCACCGTCCCGATCCGCAAGCTCGCCACCCTCAACGACACCTCCCCGTACGAGCGGGTGTTCGTCATCCGGCAGATCCTCGACCGGGTGTACCGGGAGGGCTATGACGAGGGATACACGCGGGCGATGGGAGACCGGGGCACAGCGGATCTGATCGCCGACGACCAGGACCGCAAAGACGCGGCAGGCGAGCGGACCCGGATCGCCCGCCACTTCGACGACATGGTGATCACCCGAGAGTGGCGGCGCCGCTTCGAGGACCGCCACGCCGAACACCTGGGCGACGGCGTCACCGTACAAGGCGTGCTGAAAGCCGTCATCGATGAGATCAAGGGGATGGACCGTGCCTGATGACCTCCGTTATCGGGAGATCAAGACCAAGCTGACAGCCCGGTCGTCACGAGCGCTCGGCGAGTTGGCCGCTCGCACCAACCTGTCGGAGGTGGACATCGTCAACAGGGCGCTCCAGATCTACGCCTACGTTGAGGCAGAGCAGGCGGCGGGCAGGCAGATCCTCACCCACGACGAGCGGGAGGGCGAGACGCATGTCCTCCGATGGTTCTGACCTCAACGACCAGGAGACCGACCATGGCTGACCCCGCCCTGGCCATAGACCTCGAAGCCCCGTTCGCCGGCTACGAGTCCGTGACCGAGTGGTACGTAGGCGAGTACACCGATCACGTCTACCCGTCGTGCCCTGCTCTGCGACGCTCAGGGGAGCCTCCGCGGCGCGGGCAGGGCAGGCTGTACCCGGAGGCGGGGGACGTGTGCGGCTGGTGTGCGCGTACGTGGAGAGCCCGCAAGGCGAAGGAGGTGACCGCCGATGACCTTCACATTTGAGGACGCCTACCGTCTCGCCGAGAAGGCCCACCACGGCCAGACGGACAAGGCAGGAGTGCCGTACATCCACCACCCTCTGGCCGTCGCCGACGCGCTCACCGAACACGGCGAGCAGGCCCGCATCGCGGGGATACTCCACGACGTCATCGAAGACACCGACGTGACAGCGGAAGACCTTCTCGCCGCTGGAGTGGAAGCGGACACCGTGGACGCGATCCTCTCGGTGACCCGCCGCGAAGGCGAGGCTTACGCCGACTTCATCCGCCGAGCCGCAGCGCACCCGATGGGCAGGCTGGTCAAGAGAGCAGACATCGGCCACAACTCCGCGCCTGACCGTCTGGCCACTTTGGAGCCGAGACAGGCCGCATCGTTGGCTCGCCGCTACCGCCAGGCGCTGGCGATCCTCGACGAGGCAGAGACGCCAGCACCACCCGAGGAGGAGACGTGAACTGGCTCGTGTGGCTCCCGTACGGGACCCTGGCGCTATCCGTGGTGGCCCTCGCCGTGTCGATCTGGGTCTGTCGCGACGTCAAGCGCAGCGCCCAGCGGGCCATCGCGAACTGGGAGCAGGCTGAAAAGTCGTGGAACGAAGCGGAACGCCGCTGGAAGCAGGCAACCAAGGACTTCAAGACCGCAGCGCAGATCAGACAGAAGCGGCCTTGACCCTGCTCGACCTCGAAGCCCCGCCCCTCCCGCCCATGTACTGCCTCGCCCGCTGCGGCAAGCTCCTGTGGGACCCCAAGAGCCGCGAACTCGGGTACGGGCCGGAGTGCGCGGCCAAGCTGGGCATCATCACCCCGCACTCTCCCCGCTTCTCCCGGAGAGACGGAGGAGACTGCGAAGGGCAAGGCGACTTGTTTGAGGCGCACGAAAACGGGAGCTCTGATCGCCATGCCTGACGCCCTGCCCGCGTTCGAACACCTGTGGGCCACCCTCGAAGCCGAGCGCGCCGCCTGGGAGAAAGCCAAGCCCGCCTACCGGCAGCGGATCGAGGACAACGACGCCACGCTCCATGCCGTGAAAAGCAACGTCCAAGACGCACTCGACGCGCTGGCCGCATCGAAGCATGGTCCGCCTATCACCCAGGACATGATCCGCGCAGCCGCCGCGCGCGCCCGCCGCCGCTTCCGCCGCTCAAGGATCACTGACGCGCTGCGAGGGCGCCCCGCACCCACCATCCCAGAGTGCGCCCATGACGACGTCGTCGAGGTCGTCTCCGCCGGCGAAGTCGTTGCAGGGCTCTGCCAAGGATGCGGTGAGCAACTGACCGCAGCATGGCTCACCTGCCAACACCAGTGCGTGGACCGGCCCTACGTTGACCCTGAGGCGATCTCATGGCCCGAAATCGGCCACAGTGTCCGCCTCGCCATCCACCAGTGCCCAGACTGCGAGACCACGTGGTGGCAGCCCGTGACGATCGCCGAGTGGGTGAGGTGGCTTTGAGGCTCTTGCTGCCGATCCGCCCGTCTGGACATACGGCAACGTCTCACCTGCGATAATGATCGCATTGTGTACGACCCGAATCCCGCCCTCGTCTCCCGCCACCCGCGCCTGCCCGGCGTCGAGCTGATGCACGGGCCGCGCTCGGGTGAGTCCTACCTGCTCGCGGTCGGCGTCCGCTTGGACCCGGACCAGCTGGTAGACGTGGGCGAGTGGCTGGCCAAGCAGGGCCGGGAACAAGCCGCCCGCCGAAGACGCTGAGACGCGAAGAGCGGCCCTCCGCCGTCACTCGGAAGACCGCCCTCGACCCCACTACCCTCGCCACACCTCAGCCGCCACAGCCGAAGCTTCTCCCGCTAGCGTACCGACCTCGGGGGAGGCACCACAGTGTTCGATCCGTCCATCTCGCCCGAAGGGGCCTGCGTAGGCTCGTGTAACCACCGAAGCCGAGAAGCATGGAGGGCGTACCACAAGGCCCGCGAGGCGCACGCCGCCGCAGTAGAGGCGTGGCTGGCAGCCGGCCAGCAGGGCGAACCGCCTGCCGAACCTGAGCAGCCCGACGTCCGCTTCTGGCCCGGCGCCCCGCTCGTCTGCGAGAACGACAAGGCGAAAGTCCGCGCCGCGCTCGCCGACCTTGACGAGCTGATGACGCTCCGCCTGCTCTACGGCGACGGCTACGAAGCCCGCGGCGAATCAGAACGCGTCTCTGGTTCGGCGGAACCGCCCTCCCCGTCGTCCGCGTACGACGACCTGAACGATCTGCTGGGCTGGCTGCGACACCACGAGACCACCTACCGGGCGTCTCAGCTGGACTGGCTCACCGCCCCGTACCGAGGAGCGTCCGCGTCGGCGCTCACGTCCGCAGTCGGCTGGCTGTCGAAGCATCTGGACGGCATCCTCGCCCACCCCGAGCTCGCAGCCGAGTTCGCTGAGGGTGTGCTGCGCTGGACCCGCCGCATCGACCAGGCGGCGAAGGCCCGGCCCCGCCGACGCAGCAAGCCCCTGAGGTGCCCCCAATGCCATTTGGCGACGCTCTCCCAGATGGACGGCGAAGACAAGATCGAGTGCCGCAACCGTGATTGCGGAGCATCTCGCGGCGGGCCAGTCGTCATGACGCAGGACGAGTACGACGCACTCGTCCTGGAGAAGGCGTCATGAGCGCCCAGTGCCCCACCTGCCTCGGCAGGGGAGAGGTCCCCGACGCGAAGACGTGCGCTCTGCCGGACTGCGGACGCGAGTTCGTGTGGCAGGACGACGGACGAGGTCGAGCGCACCCGAGAGCGGACGCGATCTACTGCTCCAAGGCGTGCCAGCACGCCGCCGGGATGCGCGCCTACCGATCCCGGAGGGCTGCGTGATGTCATAGCTCGGGGCGATCGCATCACTTTTCCCGACCCGCCCGAAAATGGGCTGTGACGCGTCACGCCTACCGCTACGGTGGGGAGTGCTTCAGGTGCGAGGGCTCCGGTTCCTTCATCTGCTAAATGAAACCGACCCGGCGCCGTTCTGATCTCTGAAGCTCACAACTGGATATGCACCTTCCCGGTGCGCTGACTGCGGTTACTTCAGTCTCAATAACTGACAAGACAGGTTCGACTCCTGTGCTCGGCTCTGGCCGAGCGTCGCGGGACAAGCCAAACACCGCCGTCACCTTGATCTCGGGAGGGATACAACTTCAGAGCGCGTGCCCGGTGCGCAGGCATGGGTTACTTCCTTTGGGAGGGTGGAGTCGCAGGTTCAAGTCCTGTCACCCCGCACTACGCGGGGTGTAGCTCAGTTGGCAGAGCACACAAACAGTCACCTACGCCGACCTTGATCTCGGGCGCGATCTCTTGAACGAGCCCCTCTCGATCGACATTCGAGAGGGGCTCGTTGCGTTATGACGAAGTTCAACAGCACGACCACCCGCCCGGCCGTGTTCAGCCCGGTGAAGACCGAACGGACCCCATCCGGGCGCACCCACGAGGGAGCCCCTGGATACATCAGGGACGCAAAGGGAGAACTCTTCCTGCTCGCCGTGTCGAACATGGTGGGCGAAGACACCTTCTACGAGAAGGCCGGCGGCCGGGACAACCGGTTCCGGGCTCTCGTCCACCAGGTGGCCATCGAGGACGGCGAGTGGCTGGCCCGGTTCCTGCCGTGGCTGCGCGGCGAGGCGAACATGCGGTCCGCGCCGATCGTCGCCGCGCTCGAAGCGGTCAAGGCACGTCTCGCCGCGGGCGAGCAGGGCCTTAACCGGCAGCTCGTGAACACAGTGCTCCAGCGCCCAGACGAGCCAGGGGAGGCGCTCGCCTACTGGACGTCCACGTACGGGCGTGCGATCCCGAAGCCGGTCAAGCGCGGCATCGCCGACGCCGTCCAGCGGATGTACAACGAGCGCAACCTGCTCAAGTACGACACCGACTCCAAGGGCTACCGGTTCGGCGACGTCATCGACCTCGTTCACCCGTCGCCGGACGCGGCGAAGCGCTGGCAGGGCGACCTCTTCCGGCACGCGCTCGACCGGCGCCACGGCCGCGACAACGACATTCCCGAGTCGCTCGCCATGCTGCGGCGCCGCGCACACCTCATGTCGATGCCGGTCGCCGAACGCCGCGCGATCGTTGCCGTGGGCGTGCCGTCCGCGGTCAACGCCACGCTCGCCGACGCGGGCATGACGTGGGAGGCGCTCGCGGGCTGGCTTCAGGGGCCGATGGACGCGCAGGCGTGGACGGCGGTTATCCCGTCGATGGGCTACATGGCGCTGTTGAGGAACCTTCGCAACTTCGACCAGGCCGGCATCCCCGACGAGATCGCCGACCAGATCATCGCCAAGCTGGTGAACCCGGAGGAGGTTGCCCGCTCCCGGCAGCTTCCGTTCCGGTTCTTCTCGGCGTATCTGAATGCTCCGTCGCTGCGGTGGGGTCACGCGCTCGACAAGGCGCTCACCCTGGCCACGTCGAACGTTCCCGCGTTCAAGGGGCGCACGCTCGTGCTCGTGGACACGTCGGCGTCGATGACCGGTAGCCGTATCTCCGGCAGGTCGTCCGTCTCGCCGGCGCAGGCCGCGGCGTTGTTCGGGGTGTCGCTGGCAGTGAAGGGCGGCGTGGACCTGTACGGCTTCGCTGACAGCGTGTTCAAGCACGAGGTCGGCAAGGGCGCGTCTGTGCTGCGGGAGTTGGAGCGATTCGCCGCGCGGACGGGCGAGGTGGGCCACGGCACGCAGATCGCCGCGTCCGTGCAGCGCACCTACTCCGGCCACGACAGGGTCATCATCCTGTCGGACATGCAGACGATGAGCGGCTACTACGCCGGGAACGTCACCGACGCCGCGCCCAAGCACATCCCGATGTACGGGTTTAACTTGGTCGGCTACCAGCACGCGGCGATGCCGACCGGCGCCGGGAACCGGCACGAGCTCGGCGGGTTCTCCGACTCCACGTTCAAGCTGATCCCGCTGCTTGAGGCGGGGAGGTCGTGCGACTGGCCGTTCTGACCAGCGCCGACTTGTGGATCAGCGGCGTGACGCGTTACTCTCGGTTTTCGGAGACGTGTGCCCCGGTCAGGAAGAGATTCCAGGCCGGGGCTTTTTCGTGTGCGGGGGAGGTGGCCGTGGCCGACTACGACCCCGAAGAGGTGTACGTCACCACTGCCGAAGCTGCGGCGCTGTGCGGTGTGAAGCCGCCGGCTGTCCGCCAGTGGGTGAAGCGCGGACACCTGGAGCCTGTAGGCCGGGACGAGCGCGGTCAGATGCTTTTCACGCAGCTGGCCGTTGCGAAGGCCGAGTACGCGACTCGGAAGCACGCGCGCCGGCCGGACAACGTCGCTGCCTAGACACCGCTAGAAACCCTGAGACGCGCGCTCCCGTGAGGAGTGCGTCGGCTCCGCTGTTCTTCCCCGATGGTTCAGCGTCGAGCCCCACCCTGGTCGCCCGGCCCTCGTGTCGTGAGGGTCGCGGGGTCGGGCGACCAACCAAAGACGTGCGGCCGGGCCTAGCTGGGGGGTCAGGTCCGGTCGCGCGGTAGACCCCCTGGAACCCCCTTGGAGAGCACCAATGAAGGTGTACCTAGCCACGAGTGGCGCCTACTCGGACTACGAAATCGATCACGTCTTCGCCAGGCGCGAGGACGCCGAAGCGTACGAGCTGGCCGACCGGGTCGAAGAGTTCGAGCTGCACGAGGGACCTGTCGAGACGCGCGTCTGGTATTCGCTCACCTGGTGGCCCGACGAGCCTGACGGAGATCACGAGGTGCCGATGTCCGGCCACGGACACCGCCCTGACTACATGCTCACCCTCACCAACCCGCGCCCCATTGAAGGGCGGCGGCGCGACTTCGACGCGCGACCCAATCACGTGGAGCATCGCTGGATGGGTGGCTACGCCAAGGGAAAGGCGTCGCTCACCGTCGAAGGCTGGGACGCTGAGCGCGTCCTGAAGGTGTACGGCGAGCGCCGCGCCGAGTGGCTGAACAACAGGACGCTCGGCATGGTGTGGGACTCGGAGAAGTGCGTGTGGACGCCCGGCGAGGTGGACGCCTGATGCGCATCCAGATCTTGCCCCTCCCTGCCGTCATGGTCGGCGACGACCTTGAGGAGCCGTTCGCGCTGGTCGTGGATCAGTGCCGCTACGACGACCCGAACCTCATGTCACCGCACGTAGCCGACGTCATGGCGCGGCGGTGGCGGGAGTTCGCCCAGGAGTGCGGTGCCCGGTCGGTGATCATCACTGACGAGACGGTCGAGGTTGTGGACGGGTACGCCGAAGCCCCCGCCGTCGAGCCGAGCCGGACCCATGAGGTCCGTCTCAACGTTCCGGGCGTAGATCCTGAGCGGGTTGCGCGGGAGATGTGTGCCCGGCTTGGCCGGTGCCAAGAGTGCGGCAAGCGGCCGTGCACCTGCTCGCCAGAGGAGCCTCCCAGCGAGGAGGCGCGGGTCTGATGGCCGAGGTCAAGCGAACCCGCTCAGCGTCCCTGTACATCCGCAGCCGCCCGCCTTACCAGGGCAGCATGACGGTGTGGGCGCTCAGGGACTTCGTTCGCGCCCTCGACGCTGAGGGTGTCAGCGACAAGACCACGGTGGATTGCCACCACTCCCACGACACCCGGCATGTCGTCTCCCTGTCGGTACGGGAAGCGACCACCGAAGAGGTGAGCGAGCCCGGCGACGACGCATCCGGAAGCGAGCACCAGGGCGACGAGGGGCAGGGCTGATGGCCGCGCTCACCGCCGCCCACCTGCACGAGGTGGCCGAGTGGATGCGGCGCTGGCAGCCGACCCGGCGCGTGGCCGCTGATCCCGCCCGATCCCGGATCCTCTCTGAAGGACAGGACCGGGTGATCGTGTACGAGGAGGCGGCAGTCAGACGGCTGGTGCTCACCTCGCGGGCGCGGTCATGAACGCCCTCCACCGTGCCTGGCGGGCATACGCCGACCCTGCTGGCAGCGAAGCGGCAATGGTCCTCAAAGGGATGATCCCTCTGGAGTTGGCTGCCTGGAACTATCGGGCGTTCGCCCCAGAGGGTTGGCCTGTCCTGTCCGGGACGACTCTCGTGCAGGTGTTGCTGTGGTGCGCCCTGCTGTGGTTCGTACGGGAGAGAGACCAGGCGAGAGCCGAATAAAGACTCCGGGCGAGCGACTCTGACTGCACGCCGGTCGTTCGCCCGGTGCACCACTCAAGTCTCCTCGCGGGGGCGCGCAGGGTGCTTGGCCCGCCACTCGCGTAGCGGCGCTTCCTGCCACATGAGCGCCCGTCCGAACCGCTTCGGCTCGGGGAAGTCCTCGTGATCGCGGGCGTAGTAGTACACCGTCCGCTCGTCCACTCCGAGGATCACGGCAGCTTGCTTGGTGGTCAGGTAGTCCTCCACACCCAACAGATTAGGGTAAGCTTTAACCCAAGACAGTTGGGTTAAAGAAGGGTTAGCCTGCCGTGTCCCGCTACCGCCTCACGCCGACGCCTGCCCAAGAGGTGGCGTTGCTGGAGCATTGCGGGCATGCCCGGTTCGTCTGGAATCTGGCGCTTGAGCAGTGCTCCCACTGGAGGCCAGGACGTAAGAGCGCGCCCGGGTTCGCCGAGCAGTGTCGCCAATTAACCGAGGCCCGCGCAGAGTTTGAGTGGCTGCGCGCAGGCAGCCAGATGGTGCAGCAGCAGGCGCTGAAGGATTTCGCGCAGGCTATGGCCAACTTCTTCGGTGGCAGTCACCGCAAGCCGACATGGCGCAAGCGCGGGCGGATGGAAGGATTTCGCATAGTTGGGCAGCGTGGAGCCGGACGCCACGGTAAGTGGGATGTCCGCCGCGTTTCCCGCAATGTCGGCGAGGTCAAGGTCCCCAAAGTGGGCTGGGTCCGCTTCCGCTGGTCGCGTGCCGTCCCCGAAGACGTCAAGTCGTTCAGGATCACCCGAGACGCTTCAGGTCGCTGGCATGTCGCCTTCGCGGCTATACCGGAACCGATCTCAGCACCCGGCACGGGTGACGTTGTTGGCGTTGATCGTGGCGTTGTTGTGTCTGCCGCGTTGTCTACGGGCGAGTTGCTGCATGCGCCAACGTATCGTGACACCGAGAAGGCCCGCCTCCTGCGACTGCTCCGCAAACTGGCCCGTGCCCAGCGCGGGTCGAACCGGCGGAGCAAGGTGAAGGCCGCCATCGCGAAACTGAAGGCGCGGGACACGGATCGCCGCAAGGACTGGATTGAGAAGACCAGCACCGACCTCGCACGCCGCTTCGACGTGATCGCGGTCGAAGACCTGAAGATCCGCAACATGACCCGATCGGCCAAAGGCACCATCGACGCGCCGGGCCGGAACGTCCGGCAGAAGGCCGGGCTGAACCGAGGCATCCTCGCGGCGGGCTGGGGACAACTGGTCGAACGGCTGGAACACAAGGCCCCGGGCCGAATCGTGAAGATCAACCCCGCGTACACGAGTCAGCGTTGCTCGGCGTGCGGGATCGTGGACGCGAAGTCGCGCGAGAGCCAAGCCGACTTCCGTTGCCGATCCTGCGGATACGCCTGCAACGCCGACGTGAACGCGGCCAGGAACATCAAACACGCGGCAGGGCATGCCGTGTCTGCGCGGGGAGGCCCGCCGTTGGGCGGGCCGGTGAACCGCGAACCTCAACACGACATCCTCCCCGTGAGGTAGTTGCCGTTGGAATTCCCCGCCGCCAGGCGGGGGAGGATGTCAAGCCGCATGCTTGGCTGCCCGCCCGGACATCAACCCCTCATCCTCGGGAGCCCCTCATGCCCGACCGCTCGGACCTCACCCTCCCGTGCCTGGCCTGCGGCAAGCCCCTCACGTCGGCCCTGCCCGGAGCGTGCATCAACCAGCCGTCCGGGGCGACCACGTTCACGACGACTGGCCACTACGGGTCCACCGTGTTCGACCCGATGGACGGCTCCCGCCTGGACGTGAACGTGTGCGACGACTGCCTCACAGCCCGGCGGGACCGGGTGCTCCACATCGCCCACGACGGGACTCTCCAGCCGTGGGGCGTGGACTGATGGACTTCGCCACAGGCTGGAAGATCTCCCGCTCCGTCCCGGCAGAGAACCACGCCTCGCGCTGATCCTACGTCCAGTCGGACGGCCGCCTCTTGTGCGACTGCCACGTCCTCTTCCGGCATCCGCAGTTCCTCGCTGACCTCGGAGACCTGAGCGCGCTGCCGTAGCTACGCCTCTCCGCCCGCGCACCGGCACGGCACCTGAACGAGCGTCCCCGCCTCCCGATCGAAGTGGGCGACCTTCCGCGACCCGAAACACAGACGGCACGGGAACGCAGCCGAGACCACAGGATCGGACCACACCCGGTGGTTCGTCGCGGTCGGCTCCGGTGGCGGCGGCTTGGAGCACGCTTCCGCCGGCTCATTGTCGCCGCCGACCCAGCCGAGCCCGCCGCAGAAGCGGCACGCGAGGAACAGCGGGCCGACCAGCTCGCCCTTGCTGCCCTGGCACTCGGGGCAGGTGATCGGGTCGGTCATCCGCGCCCTGTCCCGCCGCACGCCGAGCACGGAACCCATTTCCGCTGCTTGTTCTCCTCGCCGTTCATCTCCATCCACTCCCCCTGCGCGCCGAGACACACGCCGCAGATCGGTGGGGCTTCGTCGTCGTCCTTTTTGCCCATGCCCGGACGGTAGCCGGATACGCACGGCGCGTCTGTGGTCTTTGGGGTTCTAGCCCTGTACCACCCCGAGACCCGCCCACCACGGCGGGCTTTCGCACGCCTGAGGAGGTGGTCGCGTGGCCGACGAGTACGACCCCTCCCTCCACGGCTCCTACGGCAGGTGGCTCCGCGAGAAGGGCGTCCAGACCCGTGCCGGCGGATGGACGAACGCCACCCACGACCAGGTGCGCGAGGGCGTCGGCGAAGACGGCCGCCGCTTCAAAGTCGTCACCGACCAGCTCGGCAACGACGTCATCCAGCACGGCAACGACCAACAGTCCGTGCACATCAAGTCCACGGAAACCATCCGCGCCACCGTCGCCACGACCACGAGCAGCGGCGCTAACGAGCAGTCGAGGGGCTGATCATCATGTCGATTACTTCGAGCGGCTTCTTCACTTCGACGTTCGTCGCCACGCTGGGCGCGTCCCAGATCGGGCTGGACCTGGACGACGACGACATGTTCAAGGTGGCCCTCTTCACGGACAGCGTCGTCCCCGACTTCGATGCGGTGGCCGCATCTGCCGCGTACGGCGCCGGCGTGTGGGCGTCGAACGAAGTCTCCGGCACCGGCTACACGGCCGGCGGCGCGGTCCTCGGAACCGCCGCGCTCACGGGCGCGTCCGGGGTGCTGAAGTTCGACGCCGCCGACTCGTCGTGGACGTCCTCGACGATCACGGGCGCTAAGGGTGCGCTGATCTACGCGGACGGTCTGACCGGTAAGAACGCGGTCGTGCTCGTCAACCTGGGAAGCGGGTATTCCACCTCGAACGGAACGCTTGCGATCACCTGGAACGCGAGCGGGATCTTCACGGTGACGCTCAACAGTTAGCCGTGACCTGCGCGCCCGCCGCCTGACCTCGCCGCCTACGGGCGGCTTTCGCGTGTCTGGGGGTCGTGGTGGTCGCCGCTTACCGCTCCCACACTCAGACCACGTCGCAGTCGTCCACGTTCACGTGCGCTGTCCCGGCCGGGACAGCGTCCGGGGATGTGGTGTTCGCGGTCCAGTCGGCAGACCTGGTCACGTTCGCGAACATGGGCACGCCCAGCGGTGGCACGGCCTGGAGTTTGCTGACCTCCCGCCAGTGGGGCGACGCCAGCAACCTCGCCGGGGTGAAGATCTGGTACAAGACCGCTGGCGGCTCCGAGGGCACCAACTACACGTTTTCGCAGGGTTCAGGCGGCGGCAGCGCGGTGATCGTCCTGTCGGTGTCGGGCGCGGACGCCTCGACCATCGTCAACGCCTCAGCGATCTCCGGTACCAGCACCACGCTCACCACCCCGTCCGTCACCCCGAACGGCACAACGGACCTGCTGATCCGGGTGGGCACAGCACGCGGCTCGTCAGCGATGTCGTTCACCGCGCCCGCGTCGCACACCGAACGCGGCGACGCCAACGTCAACGTGGTGTTCACCAACGCCGCCTGCTCGACGGCCACCCGGTCGCTCGCCTCAGGCGCGGCCACGGGCACGGCGAACTTCACCGTGTCGCCCGCGCCAGCGGACCGGATCGGCTTCTCGATCACGCTTGGGCAGCCTGGCGGGACGGACGCCACCGCGACCCCGGCCGTGGTGGCTGCTACGGCGTCGATCCCGGGCCCGTCCGTGCAGGCGGACCTGTCGGCGACCGCCACCCCTGCCGTGGTAGCTGCGACGGCCAGCATCCCCACCCCGGACACGTCGGCGGGCGAGGTCACGTTCGTTTCGGCTTCGCATGCGACGTCGTTCACCGGCGTCCTGCCCGAGGGTGCCCAGCAGGGCGACATCCTCCTCGCCATCATCCAAGCCACGGCCCCGCCCACGGGGCCGGACGGCTGGACCAAACTCGGCGACGACCGCACCGCTTCCGATTTCGCCGGTAACGCCTGGACCACGACCGTGGGAGCTTCCGCCCCGGACCTGACGTGGGTGGGCGTTGACGGCCCCATCGTGGACATCCTCTGCTATCGGGGCGCGACCGCCCCCGAGGTGTTCTCCCAAAGCTCTGCCGGCTCCGCTACCGCCCCGTCGGTGACGACGACGGTCCCGGACTCGATGCTGGTCTGCTTGTACGCGGACGAGTCGGTGCAGACGTTGACCGCGCCGGCCGGGATGACGCTGCGCACCCCCTCATCAAGCTTCGCCTACAACGCCGAAGCCGACCAGCTGATTGAGACGCCGGGCGCTACCGGCACCCGCGCGTTCGGTGGCGCTACGGGGCCGATCGGCATCTGGTCGGTCGTTCTCGCGCCGGGCGCTGCTGCAGTCGACGCGACCGCCACCCCGGCTGTCGTCGCCGGCACGGCGTCCGTTCCCGCCCCTACGCCCAGCACCGGGTCTACCGCTTCGCCGAGCGTGGTGGCCGCCACAGCGTCCCTGCCGGCTGTGTCGCCTTCGGCGGGCGCGACCGCGCAACCGTCCACTGTCGCTGCTGCTGCGTCGATCTCTGCTCCTGGTGTGGCGGCGTCGTCGACCGCGAGCCCTGGCGTGGTCGCCGCGTCCGCGTCCATCCCCAGCCCGGCCGTCAGCGCTGCCGCTACTGCATCTCCGGCGACGGTGGACGCATCCGCGTCGATCCCAGATCCGGTGGTGCTGGCTGAGAAGGTCGCCCACCCGGATGCCGTGGCAGCGTCGGCGTCCATCCCGGACCCTGCGGTGAGCGCCGGTTCGAGCGTGTCGCCAGCCACGGTCCAGGCGACCGCCACCGTGCCATCTCCGGCGGTTTCGGCGGTCACCGCGGCGTCCCCCAGCACGGTCACGGCCACCGCCACGATCCCGGCCGCGAGCATCTCCACAAGCTCGACAGCCGCCCCGAACGTCGTCGAGGCCACGGCATCGATCCCAGCGCCTACCACGTCCTCTGGGGCGACTGCGAGCCCGGCCGTGGTCTCGGCGACCACCACCATCCCCGAGGCCACAACCACGACAGGCTCAACGGCGAGCCCCACCGTGGTCCAAGCGTCGGCGGACGTGCCGGCTGCGACCGTCTCGGCGAGCTCAACCGCAACGCCCAGCACGATCACAGCCAGCACGGCCATCCCGACGCCCGAGGTCGCCACCGGCCAGGTCGCCACGCCCGCGACCGTCACCGCGACGGCCACGATCCCGACACCCACCGTGGCGTACGGGCAGACCGCCACCCCCGACACGGTCACAGCGGTTGCGTCGATCCCGTCTCCGGCCGTCCAGTCGGGCAGCTCCACGACCGCAGCACCGGACACCGTCCACGCCGCGGCGTCGATCCCTGCCCCGGGCGTCTCGGCGGGAAGCACCGCGAGCGCGCCTGTAGTCGCCGCTACGGCGTCCGTAGCCGCTCCCACGGCCTCCGCGTCGTCCACCGCCTCCCCGAGCGCTGTGGACGCCTCTACGGCCATCCCAACCCCGGACGTTGCCACGGGAGCCACCGCAACCCCAGGCACCATCCAGGCGAGCGCGTCGATCCCGTCGCCCACCGTCCAAGCCGGCGGCAACGCCAACGCCCAACCCGCGACCATCAACGCCGTAGCGAGCATCCCCGGGCCGGCCGTGAGCACCAGCTCCACGGCCACACCCACTCTGATCCTCGCTACTGCTGCGGTCCCGACACCCACCACCACGACCCTCGTTGCTGCTACTCCACAGGTGGTGGAGGCGTACGCGTCCATCCCGGCCGCGCTCATCTCCACCACCGCACGGCCTCCCGTCGTGGCTGCGGTGGCGTCCATCCCGACACCATCCGTGTCCACAGGCGTGGCCCCGGACCTGCCTCCCGAACTCGGCGGCGCGCTCGTGGCCCGCCACGAGCTTGGCGGCTCAAGGGTGGACGGGCAAGGGCTCGGCGGGTCGAAGGTCACCACCAACCAGCTCGGCGGATCACGCGCGTAGAAGGGGGTGGTTCTTGTGCCCGACTTCGTCAACCTGACCCTGACCGAGGACGACGACGAGTCCGCCTCCTTCCGTATCACCGACGACGCGGGCGACGCTCTCGGGCTCACCGGCGCTGACGTGTTCGCCGTCATCAAGGCCAGCCAGGCAGTGGAGGACGACGCGAGCACGGGCGTGTTCACCCTGACCGAGGGCGACGGCGTCACCATCGACGACGCAGCGAACGGGCTGATCACGCTCACTTTCCCTTCGGGCGTGACCGAGTCGCCGGGCGTCTGGTTCTACAAGATCAGGGTGAGTCGCGGTTCCCCATCGGCGACCAAGACGGCCATCGAAGGGTGGCTCAGCGTCGCGGACTCATGAGCCCGCGCAAGTCGTTGACCGTGTGCTCGAATATGTCGGAGTCGTCCGATACACACATTAAATTCGTAGAGTCGGTCATGGCTTTGCCGGGGTATCGAGGGTGAGCCCGGTCTGGGTCAGACAGCCGGTGAGCAGGTGAGGCCGGTATTGGATCTTCTTCAGCTTGCGTTTGATGATCCGGACGAGCCCGGGCAGGTCGGTGACGGCGAAGTTGGCCAGGGCCCGGCGGAGCAGCGACCACACACCCTCGGCGGGGTTGAGCTCGGGAGCGTAGGCGGGAAGCTGGACGATGCGTAACCAGTCGGCGTTCTCGGCGGCGAAGTCGGCGAGCTGGCCGGCCAGGTGCACGTTCAAGTTGTCCCAGCACCACACCAGCGGCGCACCCAGATGGTGGTGGGTGGCCACGATCAGGTCCCGATAGTCCATCCAGGAGAAGGTCTTGGGTTCGCCCTTGCGGCCGTGGTAGACGTGCAGGCGGTAGAACAGGTGCGGCCGTTCACCGTCCCGGAAGGCCAGGACGCCGGCCATGTTGACCCGGCCCGAGCCTCTGCCGCGGACCGTCACCACCGGCCGGGCGCCGACCGGTGCCCAGGTGCGTCCTTTCGGCGGCCTCAGCCCCTGCCCGGCTTCGTCTTCGAAGCAGAGGTAGGCGCCCAGGTCCGCCGCGGTTCTTTTACCGCGGGCCACACCTCGGCCTTCCACAACGCGATGGCCTCCTGGTCCCGCTCGATCGCGCGCCGGGCCGGGACCTGCACCGACCAGCCGTGGCGGTGCATCAGCTTGCCCACGCCCTCGATGGTGTAGCCGATGTGGAACAGCCGCCCGATCAGTGTCTTGATCCGGCCCAGCGTCCAGCACTGATCCTCGGCATATCCCCAGGCCAGCGGGCCCCGTCGTAACTCGGCATCCAGCCGCGCCCACTGAGCGGCCGACAGCTTCTCCCTCGACACCGGCCCCTTGGACAGCAGCGCCGGCCTGCCGCCCTCTCGCCATGCCTTCCGCCAGCGGGTCACCGACCGCTCGTGCACCCGTAACCGCGCCGCGACCGTCCTGGTCGGCTCCCCGGCCTCGAACCACTCGGCCGCCTGCAGCCGTACACGCTCCCGCCGCTCCTGTTCCGCGGGCGTGTACCCACCCCTTTGCCCGTACCGCATGCTCCGGTCGTACCGCACCGAACGCGATCCGTCACGAGGCTAGGACTCTACGCTTTCAACCGGTGTAGCCTGACCAACACAACCGAAAAGTGAACCCCGGCGAGTGCTACCAACACTCCCGGGGCGTGGCCGATCTACTGAGGAGATCGACGTGTCACAGAGTACACACGTGTGCGTTAACCCTGCCTGCCAGGCGGAGCACTTCCCGACGCGCAAGGGCCGCTGTCCACGGTGCGCGAAGTACTTCAGCCGCCGTGGCGTAGAGCGGCCCAAGGAAGTCATCGATGGGAAGAGGCTTCCGCGACCTAGCACTATCAAGCCCCGCGAGTGCTCGCGCTGCTTGGAGATGTCCACCAGGATTCAACTCGGCCGGTGCCCTGCCTGCTACCAGTACTTCAAGGCGAATGGCGCAGAGCGCCCGTTCGCGCGCATCTTCCACGTAAAACTCCGCCAGTTAGGTCTCCGCCTATGCCGGACGTGTCGTGCAGTCCTCAGTATCAAGTCCTTCCACAAGGGGGGACAGTGGGACTGCAAGGACTGCCAGCGGAAGGCCATAGGCATCTGGAAGGCTCGCCACCCCGAATACGTTCCGCTCTTCAAGCGGGACCCCGAAGCCCGCATACGGCACTTGCAGACTCGTCGACGATGGCGGCTTACTCCCACTGGGAAGGTTGCTAGGAAGCGTCAATATGAGCGCAACAAGGAGCGGGCGAAGGTGGATCCCGAGTATCGCGCCCGTCGTGCAGCCATCATGCGGAAGGTGAAGTTCAACCGCCGTCGCCGCCTGCGTGCAGCATTCGTCGAAGTGGTTGATCCGCAGTACATCTTCCAGCGAGACCAGGGCGTCTGCCAGATCTGCAGGAAGCGCGTCAGAGCGGGCGAGTGGAGCCTGGATCACATCATCCCGCTGTCGAGAGGCGGGACTCATGAAACCGCCAACGTCCGCCTCGCGCACAAGAGGTGCAACTCCCGCAAGTGGGCCAATGCCGGTCCCGGTGGAGACCAACTCCTATTGCTGGGGTGACCGTGCCTCGTAGATCATTAACAGTTTGTTCTACGCCTTCGTGCGCCGAACTCACTTCGGGCGGTCGCTGCGCTGTCTGCAGGCGAGAGGCGGAACGGCAGCGAGGCAGCGCCTCACAGCGCGGCTATGACGCGGCCTGGCAGCGTACGAGAGCGGCCTACCTGAAGAACCATCCCCGCTGTGAGTGCGAGGACTGCGAGGCTCTGCCGTACGAGCAGCGCCCCGCCGCGACGGACGTGGACCACATCGACGGGCTCGGACCGAACGGTCCGCGCGGTCACGACCCGAGCAACCTGAGGGCGCTCACAAAGTCTCACCATTCGAGGCGGACGGCACGTGATCAACCCGGCGGATGGAACGCCCGATAGTCACGCTCGGTACAACTCGTCACCGGCGGGAGAACCATGATCGGTGACCGTCTGTAGTAATCGCAGGAATGGAGAAGCACATGAACGCCTCCGATCTCTTCACCCTGCTCGCCCTCGTCTGCTTCCTCACCGCCTCCGTCGTCGGCTTCATCCACAAGTCGTGGGTGTCGGCGCTGTTCTGTCTCGGCGTCGCCTTCCTCGTGTTGGCGGGCGGAGAACTGCTCACCACCTGAACCCATCAAGATCCTCCCGGTTCGCGGCGGGAGGTAGAGGCCCCCGAGAACTTCCGGGCTCGGGGGCCTCGCCACACCCCGGGAGAAACACATGCCTCTGCACCTGCCGCCTCAGCACAAGCTCACCCTGTCCGGCGGCCCATTCGTCTACACGGTCACCCTTGACGGGCATGACCTGAGCCAGGCCATCCGCCGCATGACCATCGACGTGGACCCGCGCGACAGCCTGCCCCGCGTGGAAGCGGAACTCGCCATCCACGCCATCGAGGTGACCGAGCTCGGCGTGAAGGACGCCCACTTCGAGGTGGTCATGCCCGACGAAACACGCGCTGCGCTGATCGCTCTCGGCTGGACTCCGCCCGTATCGGAGGCCGCCTGCCCAGACTGGTCGATGAGCAAGGAGCACACGGCCCACGAGTGGGACGGCGACGTCCCCGTGTCTGGCCGCTTCTCCTGCCCCGGCTGGCCTTCTCCGGCAGGTGACCGATGACCACCGTTCAGGTCTCCTGGGTTCCCGCCCTACCTGCACCTGCCGATCTCGGCGAACAGGTAGCCGATCTGGAGTTCACGACCAAGCCTCTGCCCGAGTCCAGGTCTCTGCTGGTACCCACGTCCGAGCGGTACGTGGCCATCCCCGTTCGCATGCTGCGCTCGGCAGGAACGAACCGGGTCAGCCTGCGTGGGCGCGTCCCGTGGCCTTCGTACCGCCTGCTGTTCGACCTCCCGCACCCTCACTCCCGCAGGGTGAAGACGGAGTACCACCGCCGCTCCCGCGCGCGTGGGAGGAAGAGATGACTGCCGTCCGAGTCCACTGGACCTTCGATGATGGCGCGGTCGTCGAGTTCGATGCAGACCTGTCGACCAGGGTTGTGCCAGACGCCCCGTCCGAGGATGGGCCTTCCGGCGCGCAATGCGTGCTACTCGCCTACCGAGGTGAGGAGCGCCAGCCGTGAAGCTCCCCGTCGACGCTCTCCTCGAAGCCCTCACGCATCCCTGCTTCTACCTCAGCGGTGACGAGAACGGCGGAGTAGGACTCCACTGCCGCGACCACCACGACGGCGGACGGCCGCTCGCCTACTACGACCGGGCCGGCAGCATCTGTTCGGATCCGGAGGTGGCCAACGTCGCCACCATTCCAGGCCTGTGGGCTGTAGCTGTGGACCACCTGTCCACGCAGCACGAGGGGTAGCGCATGGACTGGTACACCGCAGCCCTCCGAGCACGGGATCCACAGCGCACACAGATCCTCGCCGCCACCGTTGATCTGTGGTGCACCTACCTGGCAGCACAAGCAGACCTGCCCTACCTGACGCGCATGCTGAACCAGGAGGAGCGAGTGGAGCAGCCCGCCGGCCAGATCCTCGACAGCCTCGGCCTCACCCTCGACCTCGACCCTGGAGACCTGGCCACCTCAGCGGTAGCCCTTGTCAAGGTCGTGAAGGACGACGGCTCGGTCACTCTGATCTACGCCCACAGCGAGGGCATCTCGTGGATAGAAGCGATCGGCTTGATCACGGCAGGCTCCGACATCGTGCGGCATGGCTACGCCCACGCTGATGAGGACGACGCGTGATCGATATCCCTGCATGCCCGCCCCCGCTGCACGAGTAGTGATCACATACACGCCACTACTGGTGATCATGCAATACCTATTCCTCTGGGTCATGTCGACATTCACGAAATCGGACATTAGGGCATAAACAGCGCTCATGATCATGATTACACAGAGTTCCGGGCGCACCCTCAAATCGGACATTTCGGGAATCACCACAAATCGGACATATGGGGCATAACCCCCAAATCGGACACATATTAGAGGACCGCGGGGGAGAGCCGTCGAAGGTCTGCCAGGTCAGAGAGTCCTTGATCAACCTCAAGATGGTGACGCAATGTGACCGTCGCCCGATGTCGCGCAACGCGGCTGAGGAGTGAATGAACCATGCCAAGAGGCGGACATGCAGCGTCCGGGCCCGCACCGGATCCGAACGCGCTACGTCGAAGCAGGCCCGCGGACGCAGCCACGTGGACCACCCTTCCTTCCGAAGGCCGCGAGGGCGAACCTCCCGAATGGCCGCTACTGGAGCCGGACGGCCGCGAGTGGGAGTTGTGGGCGGACTTCTGGTCCCGCCCGCAGGCGCTCATGTGGGAGAAGATGGGCCAGCTGTACGAGGTCGCGATGTGCGTGCGCATGCTCGCCCGCGCGGAGCAGCCGAAGTCGTCGATCGAATTGCAGAAGGTGGTCCGACAGTACTTCGACTCGCTGGGGCTCTCCACGCAGGGGATGCTGCGCAACCGGTGGCGTCTCTCGGCGAATGAGGTCGCGGAGAAGCGCGCTACGAAGACTGTGAAGGCGGCGCCGGGGCGTTCCGTGAGGGATCGGCTGAAGGCCATCGATGGCGGGGGAGCGTAGCCCGCGGCCTCTGCTCGTCGCGCCGGCGTGGATCGAGGCGCACTGTGTGATCCCGGACGGTTTCCGTCGCGGCGACCCGTTCAACCTGTACGACTACCAGCTCCGCTACTTCGCCGCGTTCTATCTGGTGCGCGGGGATGCGGTGTGGCAGCCGGAGGATCCGGTTCTCGGCCCGGCGTTCGTGTACCGGCGTGGCTTGCTCGCTGGTCCGCAGAAGCTTGGCAAGGGACCGCATACCGCCGCGCATGTGTGTGTGGAGGGTGTCGGGCCTGCGCTGTTCGCTGGCTGGGCGGGCCGTGATGATGGGTACGCGTGCGCCGACTTCGGGTGTGGCTGCGGGTGGGAGTACCCGTACGAGCGCGGCGAGCCGATGGGCATGCCGTGGCCGACGCCGCTCATCCAGATCACCGCCGTGTCCGAGGAGCAGACGGACAACATCTATGGTGCGCTCCGGCCGATGATCGAACTGGGGCCGCTCGCGGACTTGATCCCGAAGACGGGCGAGGAGTTCATCCGCCTGCCGGGCGGCGGCCGAGTGGACACGGTGACGTCCTCCGCGCAGTCGCGGCTTGGTCAGCGGGTCACGTTCGTCCCGCAGGACGAGGTTGGGTTGTGGACGACGACCAACAAGATGACGAGGGTTGCCGACACCCAGTACCGCGGCCTGGCGGGTATGGGCGGGCGGGCGTCGCTGACGACGAACGCGTGGGACCCGTCGGAGAATTCGGTCGCTCAGCAGCAGTTCGAGTCGTCGGCGCAGGACATCTACCGCCAGTTTGTGCAGCCGCCAGGGCACCTGTCGTATCGGAACAAGGCGGAGCGGCGCAGGATCCACCGCATCGTGTACGGCGAGGCGTTGAAGGAGAACGGCGGCCACGTCGACCTCGACTCGATCGAAGCTGAGGCCGCGGACCTGATCGAGCGGGATCCCGCCCAGGCGGAGCGGTTCTTCGGCAACCGGATCGTTTACGGCGCCGGCCACTTCATCGACGGCGACGTCTGGGATGGTCGGGCCGAACCGTGCGAGGTGCCGGACGGTACCGCGATCGTGCTCGGGATGGACGGCAGCGACGTCGACGACTGGACCGGGATCCGAGCCGAGACCAGCGACGGCTTCCAGTTCACGCCCACATTCGGCCCCGACCGGCGGCCCACCGTGTGGGACCCGGCGGCGTACGGCGGGCAGGTGCCGCGGCTTGAAGTGGCGGCGGCGTTCGACGAGCTCATGACCCGGTTCAACGTGGTGCGGGCCTACATCGACCCGCCCGGGTGGACGTCCGAGATCGACGCGTGGGCGGAGAAGTACGGCGACAAGATCGTGATCCGGTGGGCGACCTACCGGCCGGTGCAGATGCACGCCGCGTGCGAGCGGCTGCACGTGGACGTCGGGAAAGCTGATTCGAGCTTCCGGCACGACGGCTGCCCGATCACCGCCATCCACGTCCGGAACACCCGCAAGGCGCCGCGGCCGGGCCAGCGGTACGTGCTGGCGAAGGCCAGCCAAACCCAGAAGATCGACCTGACCGTCTGCTCCGTGCTCGCGCACGAGGCGTACGGCGACGCGACCGCCGCCGGGCTGTTCACGGTCGAGAAGCCCACCGAGAACCTGATCTACACGGCGTCATCAACACGACGGAGGTGACGCCCGGTGGCCATGCCCCTGCCTGTCGTGGACGGGCCGAACACGGACGAGGCACGCCGGGCGGTGAACGTCCTGAACCGTCTCGCTGACGAGCTCCGCCGGCGGGAGACGGAGACAACCAGGCGGCTGGACTACTACAAGGGCAAGCACAAGCTGTGCTACGCCTCCCCGGAGTTCCGGGACTACTTCGCTGACCGGTTCAAGGGGTTCTCCGACAACTGGACCGCCCCGGTTGCGGCGGCGCCCGCCGAGCGGATGAACGTGCTCGGCATCCGGCTGCCGGGTGAGCAGGAGACGGATGCGGACCTGGCGGAGGCGTGGCGGTTCGCCGACTGCGAGCGCGGCTCCTCGGAGGCGTTCGTCGTCATGCTGGCGGCGGCCCGCGCCTACTGCCTGGTGTGGGGCACCGAGGACGACGAGCCGCGGGTGACGTGGGAGCGTCCCGATCAGGCGATCGTGGCGTACGACTCCGACACCGGGGAGCGGATCGCGGCGCTGAAGCTGTGGTCTGACGACACCCGCGAGTACGCCACCTTGTACGAGAAGTTGTTCGTGTGGAAGTTCGCCCGCCCGCGCTACGCCCGTAACGGGTACAGCGTTTCGGGGCTGATCGTCCCCGCGGGGAGCGACGTCGTCAGGTCGGCGGGCCCGGAGGGGTGGCAGCCGCGACAAGGCCCGAACGACGACACATGGCCGATCCCGAACCCGATGAAGCGCGTCCCGATGGTGGAGCTGCGGAACCAGACGCTGCTCGACGATGACCCGCTCTCGGATATCGCCGGCGTGATGGCGATGCAGGACGCCATCAACCTGACGTGGGCGTACCTGATGAACGCCCTCGACTTCGCCAGCTTGCCGCAGCGGGTCGTCATGGGCGCGGACGTGCCCAAGATGCCGATCCTCGACGAGAACGGGCAGAAGGTCGGCGAACGCCCGCTGGAACTGGACACGCTGATCAACGAGCGGATCCTGTGGCTGACGGGCGACGCCAGCATCGGCTCGTGGCCAGCCGCGGACCTGTCCGCATACAGCAACGTGATCGAGCGGGCGATCGAGCACATCAGCGCACAAACCCGCACCCCACCTCACTATCTGATCGGCAAGGTCGCCAACCTCAGCGCTGAAGCACTGACTGCCGCGGAAACCGGCCTGGTGGCCAAGACAGGCGAACGGATCACCTACTGCAACTCGCCGATCCGGGAGATCCACTCCCTGATGGCCAGCGCCATGAACGACGAAGAGAAGGCGAAGGCTTGCCGTCGCAGCGTCGTCATGTGGGCAGACCCGCAGTTCAGGGCGATCGGCCAGAAGGTCGACGCGCTCATGAAGATGAAGTCCATGGGCTTCCCGCTGCGCTGGATTGCCGAACAGTACGGGCTGGAGCCGCCCGAGGTCGACCGCGTCATGGCAATGGTCGAGGAACAGGCGGAAATGGACCCGGTCAATCAGATGCTGAACGGCGGCGCCCAGCCGCCTCGGGCGCTACGGGCCGCCCCTGGAGACGACCCGTTCGCGGTCGAGTCTGAACCGGACGCGTAGCCGATGGCGGCGCCGGAGGAGATCGCCCGGGCGTACCAGCAGCGGCAGAAGAGCATCGTCTTGGCCGCGATCGCGGCGATCCTCGGACTGTGGCGGCGGCTTGACCAGGAGCGGCTCACCGAGTCGTGGCAGTCAGGCGTGGGGCCGTCCATCGTTGAGACGATGGCCAGAGCCCAGTTGGAGGCTGCGGCGCTCGCGCCTGGCTACCTGCAGGCGCTGGCCGCCGCTCAGGGGGTGCCGCCGTCGGGTCTGGAACCGGTCGCTGCGGCGTTCTCGGGGATCGCCTCGGATGGCCGCCCGCTGGAGAGCCTCCTGTATCAGCCGATCGTGCTGTTCAAACGCCTCTTGGTGGCGGGGGTGAGCCCCGAGGAGGCGATGAGGCAGGCGACTGCGCACGTGGCGATGATTGCCGCGACGCAGGCCGCGGACGCAGGCCGTGGCGCTGTTGAGGTGGGCATGACCGCGAACCGCGCGTGGGTGATGTACGTGCGAGTGGTCGATCTGCCGGCCTGTTCCAGGTGCATCATCCTGGCCGGGCGCACCTATTCTCACTCCACGGGGTTCGCCCGGCACCCCGCGTGTGACTGCGGCATGATGCCTGTGACCGGCGACGATGTAGACATTCCGTCGCCGATGGACCTGTTCGAGCAGATGTCCGCCGAGGAACAGGACCGCCGATTCGGGAAAGCCGGAGCTGAGGCGATCAGGCTCGGCGCCGACATGGGGCAGATCGTCAACGCTCGCCGCGGCATGCAGACCGCGGGCGGGAAGCTGATCACCACCGAGGGCACCACCGTACGAGGGGTGGCCGGCCGGCGGCTCGGCAAGTACGTCCGCCTCCCGGGCGAACGCTACCGCCGCTCCACGATCCCGAGGCCCATGCCCGAGCAGCTCTTGGCGGACGCGGGCGGCGACCGCGATGAGGCGATCCGCCTGCTCGAACGGTTCGGCTATCTGACTCGTACCTCCTGACCCCTTCCCCCACCTGCCGGTACGCGCAACGCGTCACCGGTGATTCCGCATGCCCTCGCGCAACGCCAGGGCCGTCCCTTCCGGGAGACATGCATGACGCTCGAAACCGAGCTTCCTTTCCACCCTCGTACCGGCCTTCAGGCCATTGGGCTGCTCCGCAACGGGAAGCCCATCTGGCCCGTTCTGGGCGGGGCGGAAGACGACGATGACGACGTCGCCACCGAGGACGACGCGAAGGCCGACGAAGGCCAGGACGACGACGCCGAAGACGGCGACTCGGGCGAGAGCGACGACGCCAAGGACGACAAGCCCGACAAGCCCGACGACGAGGACAAGCCCCTCGGTCCGGCCGGTGAGAAGGCGTACCTGGCCGAGAAGGAGAAGCGCAAGCAGGCCGCCGAGCGTGCCCGCGCCGAGAAGGCGCGAGCCGACGCCGCGGAAGCGGAGTTGGCGAAGCTGCGCCGGGCTGCTGAGCGCGCCAAGGCCAAGGTGGCGAAGCCGGAGGAGAAGCCCGCCGACGACGAGCCGGACATCGATCCGGAGGAGATTCAGCGGGAGGCCGACGCGAAGGCGACGGCCAAGGCCAACGAACGGATCATCAAGGCCGAAGTACGAGCGTCCGCCGCGGGCAAGCTGTCCGACCCGGTGGACGCCCTCAAGTTTCTCGATCTTTCCAAGTTCGAGGTGGATGCCGACGGCAACGTCGACACCGAGCAGATCGACGACGCGATCGCCGACCTGCTGGAGAAGAAGCCCTATCTGGCTGTGCCCGCGCAAGGCGAACGCAAGCGGTTCAAGGGCTCGGGCGACGGCGGCGCAAAGCCGGTCAAGCCCGCCCGTCCCAAGAGCCTCGGTGAAGCGATCACCAGGCATTACGACAAGAAATAGGAGAACTGAATGCCTGTCACCCTTGCTCAGGCGCAGGTCAACACGCAGACCGACGTCGACTTCAGCGTGATCGACTCGCTGCGCCGGTACTCGTGGCTCGCCGACCAGATGGTGTTCGACAACGTCGCCACCCCTGGCACCGGCGGCGGCACCCTGACCTACGGTTACACGCGGCTGACCACGCCGCGCCAGGCGGGTTTCCGCGACTACAACACCGAGTACACGGCTGCTGCGGCCACCCGGCAGCGGTATTCGGTGGACCTGAAGCCGCTCGGTGGCGCGTTCACCCTGGACCGCGTGTTCTCCAACCTTGGCCCGGCGGCCACGAACGAGATCACGTTCCAGATGAACGAGCTGCTCACCTCGGTGCGCATGCGGTTCCAGCAGGAGCTGATCCGGGGCGACACCGCTGTGGATGACCGCGGCTTCGACGGCCTGGACAAGATCCTCACTGGTACGGACACCGAGTGGGACCCGAACGACAACAGCGTCACCGCTGGCTACCTGGACTGGACGATCTCCACCGTCAACGACCAGGACAAGGCGATGACGGCGCTGGACTACCTGGACGACTTTCTGTCCCGGATCGTTCCGTCCCGCGTCGGCGGCGGCGACCTCAACCAGCCCGGCGCGCTGCCGCCCGGTGTGAAGGCGATTCTGGGCAACACTCAGTCGATCACCCGCGTGCGGGCTCTGGCCCGGCGGGCGGGCGCCTACACCGCCACCCAGGACGACCTGGGCCGTCACATCGAGATGTACGGTCCGTGGACGCTGGTCGACATCGGCGACCGGGTGGACGGCTCCAGCCCGATCATCCCGATCGAGAGCCGCGACGCTGACGGCAGCGGTGGTGGCGGCAGCATCGCCGGCCTGACCGACCTGTACGCCGTTTCGTTCGGCCTGGACGCCTTCCACGCCGCGAGCCCGGCCGGTATCCCTCTGCTGCAGACGTGGATGCCGGACTACGACCGCGCTGGCGCGGTCAAGTCGGGTGAGGTCGAGATGGGGCCCCTGGCGGCTGTGCTGCGGTCGACCAAGGCGTGCGGTGTGCTCCGCAACGTGAAGGTGCAGTAACGATGCGTTATCGGATCACGACTCCCGTCCGCGGCTTCACTGGCGAAGTCGCGGGCGTGGCGTTCGCCAACGGATCCGCCGAAGTGGACGACGCGGCCAACGTGCGCGCAGTCGCCTACTTCCGCCGTAAGGGCTACCGAGTGGACGCCGTGGCGCCAGCGCACACCGAGCCGCCGGTCGAAGCGCCCGAGCAGGTCGCCGACCAGTCGGAAGGCTCGCAGCGGCCCGGCAAGAACGCCAACAAGGACACCCTCGTCGCCTACGCGGTCGCTGAACTCGGCATGACCAAGGACGACGCCGACGCCAAGACCCGGGTCGAGTTGCTCGACCTCATCGACAAGCACGAGAAGGAGAGCGAGCAGTGACGGTTCACGGCCGCTATACCGGCATCCTCCGTGACGACTTCGGCTACTACGCCGACGACCTCTACCAGGGCGAGCCCGGCGTGGACTTCACCTCGGGCGACCTGTACCGGGCGAACCTGTCGCGCCGCGCCTGCGACACCGATCTGGACCCGCTGACCACGCAGGTGATGCTGTCGGTGGCCCTCTACCTGCGCGCCGGTGATGTCGTCACCAACCTCACCTTCAAGTCAGGTGCGACTGCGGCGGACACGCCTACCAACTGGTGGTTCGCCCTGTACGACACCGAGGGCGCGCTCCTGGCCCAGACCGCGGACCAGACCACCACGGCCTGGGCGGCGAACACCGTGAAGACGCTGGCGCTGTCCAGCGCGCAGACCATCGAAGAGACCGGAGTCCATTACGCCGGAATCATGGTCAAGGCGACCGACCTGCCGTCCCTGGTCGGCGCGAGCCTCGGCATCGCTGGCGCGTCCGCAGGATGGTTCACGGGCGAAAAGATCATCGCCCAGACCTCGGGCTCGTCGCTGACGACCACCGCCCCAGCCACAATCGCCACCCCGACGGCGGTCGTCAACGTGCCGCGTGTTGTCGCGACCTGATCGAGCGGACTTCATCCTGAGGAGGCGTCATGCCACCGCTTCCGCTCGCATCCCCTGCTGACGCCGCCAGGCTCGGCTACACCCTGCCTGACGGCAGGGAGATGGAGTTCCTGGCCCGCGCCTCCGCCCGGCTGCGGCGGGAAGCGGGCCGCCCCATCTCCTCCACCACCTCGACTGTGCGCCGGCGTGTGGACGGCGGGAAGGTCCTGCTCCCGGGCGGGCCGATCACCGCCGTGTCCACCGTGGCCCGGCTCGCGGAGGACGGCGGGGACACGCTCTCCGGGTGGCGGTGGGACGGCATGGAGCGCATCCACTGCATCCCGCTGTGGTGCGGAGACGTCAACGTCACCTACACGCACGGGTTCACCACCATCCCGGACGAACTGCTGGAGTTGGTCTGCTCCGTCGCTGTACGGCTGTCCGCAACGGACGACGCCGCCGGCATGGAAGCAGGAATCCGGTCCGAGTCGATCGACGACTACTCGGTGACGTACGCGGCCGAAGCGGTGGAGACGGCGTCCGGGCTGCTCCCTGGCGAGTGCGCGTCTCTGGCCGGATTCCTCGGGTCTGCTCCGGGTGCGTACGTGGTGAGGCCGCGGTGAGCGTCTCAGGGGTGCTCGCCCGGGGCCGGACGGCGGCGCTCATGCTGATGCGCGACACCTGCACGGTGGAACGCAAAGACGGCGACCCGGTGCTCAACGACGAGACCGGGCAGCTCGAACAGGCGTGGACCACGGTCTACACGGGCGTGTGCCGGGTCAAGTCCGGCGGCCGGGCAGGACAAGGCGCGGGCCGTGAAACCGAGTGGGGCGAGCGTGAAGTCACCCTGCACCAGTACACCGCCGTACTCCCGTGGGACACCACAGAGGTGATCGCCCGAGAGGACCGTCTGACCGTCACAGCGTCCGACGACACATGGCTGATCGGGCGGCACCTCGAAGTCATTGACATCTCCCTCGCCGGAACCGCGACCGCCAGGCGGCTGCTCGTGGAGGACAAGGAGGGGTGATGGCCGACATTGACGGCTCGGAACTTCTTGACCTCGTCCAGTACCTCGACAACGCCGAACATGAGGCTGCCAGCAAGACCTACCCGGTGGTTGAGCGGCACGCAGAGGCGTTGCGTGACCAGTGGCGGAAGAACGCCAAGGAGACCGCGCGCAAGCACGGCAAACGGTATCCGAAGACGATCACGACGGAGCAGGTTCCTGCCGCGGAAGCGATCGAGTGGACGGTCGGCCCTGAGTCGATGATGCCTCAGGGCGGGATGGGGCCAGGTTTCGAGCATGGCAGCCGTAACCAGCCGCCCCACTGGGATGGCGCCCGCGCAGCCGTTGCGGAGGAGCCGAAGTTCTACAAGAGCCTGGATGAGATCGTGCGGAGCCTCCTGTGACGCCGCTTCCCTCCAGGCCGCTCGTAGATGCCCTTCTGGCCTCCTGGCGGGCGGCCGTGCCGGACACCTTGAAGATCCACGATGCTCAGGCATCGCCTGACGCCGAGCCCCCCTACGCGGTGGCGTACTTCGACACCGGGATGAAGTCGGGCTTCCACCGCGACCTCACCAACGACGGCCCGAACGAGCTGCGCTACCAGATCACGTCCGTCGGTGCGACGCGTGATCAGGCCGCGTGGGTGGCGGACAAGATGGCCGCTGCCGTCCTGGGCACCGTCGCCACGGTTTCGGGGCGCCGGGTGTGGCCCGCGATCGAGGAAGGCTCGCAGCCCGTTCGCCGCGAGGACGACGGAACTGCGCTGTTCTTCGCCACCGCCCAATACCTGACCAGGTCAGACCCCACCTGACCCTCTTCTGATCCATTCGGCCCGCCACGGCGGGCTTTTTTCATGCCCTGAGGAGAGCCCGCATGGCTACCTACTCCGCGCAGGCGATCACGACCGATGGCCTGGTCGCGACGTCTCGTACCGCAGCCTCCGGCGACAAGATCACCCCCGACAGGAATGTCATCCTCCGCGTCACCAACGGCGCCGGCGCCGACGTGGACCTGACGATCACCGTCCACGGCACGTCCGCGTACGGCAGCGACCTGCCCGACAAGGTGATCACGATCGCGGCCGCCGCGACGAAGGTCATCCCGCTCAGCTTCAACGAGTACATCAGCCCCACTGATGGGCTGATCGCGCTCGGGTGGGAGTCCACCACGTCCGTGACCTTCACCGTTGAGCGGATCTGAGCCCATGGCGACGCTCACGATTCGCGACCCGTACGGCAACGAGTTCGAGATCGACGCGACCGCGCGCAAGTTCTGGGAGCACCGCGAGGGCTACACGATCCTCCCCGAACCGGCCCCCTCTCAGCAGGACGAGTCGCCTGCGCAATCGCCGGACAAGACCGGCGCCCCCAAGTCCACCCAGAGGGCGGCTCGGGCTGCCCAGGATGTGAAGGAGCAGCCCGGTGGCTAAGCGGCTTACCGACGGCAACACCAAGGCCACGTTCGTGCCCACCATCTCGTCCATCACCGCGCCCACGGTCGCCGAGCTCACCGACTCTGGCATCGTCGCCCTGGAGAACACCGTCACTGACGATGGTCTCGACATCTCCTTCGATGAGGGCACCGTTGAGGGCAACGTTCTGGCGAGTACGCAGGACTTCGAGTCGCCGGGCCGGTCGAAGGCGCAGATCGAGCTCACCTACTACCGCGACTCGACCACCGCCGCGGACCGCATGTGGTCCGTCATGACCCGCGGCACCGCGGGATTCCTGGTGGTGCGGCGAGGCGTCACGGCGTCGACCGCGTACGCCGCAGACCAGAAGGTCGAGGTGTACGAGGTGACCTGCGGCGAGCGCCGCCCGCTCGCCCCCGAGCGGGAGAGCTACGAGAAGGTCCAGCTCAAGCTGTACGCCTCCGGCACGTACAGCGTCGAATCCACGGTGGCGGCATGACCTCGACCCGACCGTCCGCGATCGCGGACATCATCGGCCAGGTCAAGCGCCCCGAGAAGACAGTCCAGATCTGCCTGGCAGGTGATCTGCAGGCCGAGTTCGAGGACCTGGAACGAGACCTGCAGATCGCTCGGGACCAGCCCGCCGAGGGGACACTGGCCGGCGGCGCGAATCCCATGGCGACGCAGATCGCGCAGCAGATCATGGAGCTGCGGGAGCGGATGCGCGAGCACACCACGGTGTTCAAGTTCCGCGGCCTGCCCCGCAAGCAGTACTCCGACCTGGTGGCGTCGTGCCCTCCGTCCGACGAGGACAAGGAGAAGGGCGCGGAGGTCGACTGGGAGCAGTTCTCGGTCGCCCTCGTCGCTGCGTGCGCGGTCGAGCCCACCATGACCGCGGACGAGGCGGGTCAGATCGCTGACGTGCTCACGCAGGCGCAGTGGGACAGCCTCGTCGGCGCCGCGTTCTCGGTGAACAAGCGGGATGTGGATGTCCCTTTCTCCTTCGCCGCCTCCGCGATTCTCCAGAACTCCAGGAAGAACTCGAAGTAGCCGCCATGTGGGGCGTCCCACGCAGTGAACTGCTGGGACGCCAGACACAGGCGACGACGGAGTACTTCTACGACGAGGACGGCCTGCTGGTCCGCAGCGAGACCACGTGGGAGCCGCGCTGGCTACCCGAGGACGTGTCGTGGGCGCAGGCGTGGCGGCGGTGGGTGGCGGGCAAATGCCCCGGGTGCGGGCTGCAGCTCGCCGACACGACCGCGATGCGGGACGGCGAACCGGTGCACAGCTACCACGTGCCGGATCCGGCGCGCTGCTACGGGTGCGACGAGTTGCTGAAGGACGACAAGGAGCGTGCGAAGAAGCCGACGGTCCGGCCGGAGGCTTTGTTGCGGCACGTCGAGCAGGTCACCTGAACAGCGCGTGGAACCAGTACACGTGCTGGTCGAGCACGGTGACGACGAGCGCGAACAAGAAGAACGCGAGCACCGAGAGCACCACGCGTAGCGGCCAGCCTTTGAAGTAGCTCCACCATTCCCGGCCGGTCTTCGGGTCGCCGGGCCCGCCGGCCATGTGGTCGCTGTTGCGGAGCATCTCGAAGTCCCTTCGTGAGATCCCCCGATCCGTGGCGATGATGCCACGGTCCAACGCCTCATTGCCGCCATTCGGCTCATTTCGTGACCTGACGGGCGGGGGTGAGCAGGGTGGCCGAGCGCTCGATTTCGATCAACTTGAGGGCGCGCGTCTCCGGATTCGTCGCCGGGATGCGGGAAGCCAAGGGCGAGACGCAGAACCTTTCGCGTCAGATGACCGAGACGGGCGCGTCGGCCGACCGGATGCGCCGCCGCCTCGAAGCAGCCACGAAGGCGCTCCCGAAAATCAAGATCGATGCGGACTCGACGGCCGCTGAAATTAAGTTCGCGCAGCTGCGTTCGCAGATGGAGTCGCTCGGCGACAAGAAGATCGGCATCGACATCTCCGCGGCCGACGCGATGACGCAGATCCGCGAGATCGAACGCGAACTGGAGCAGCTTCAGCGCAACGAGGCCGACATCAACATCCGCGCCGACATCGGTGAGGCGCTGGCGGAACTCCGCGCGGTCGACGCCGAGATTTCCCGGGTCAACGGGCGTACGGCCGACGTGCGGGTGGACGCCGACGTTTCGGGTGCGCTACGCAACATTGCGCTGATCGGCGGAGCGCTGGCTTCCCTTCCGGCAGTCACCACGATCGCCGTCGGCGTGACCGCTCTCGGCGGCGCGTTCGCGGCAGCCGGGGCAGGGGCGGCGGCCTTCGGCGCCGTCGCCGTGCCCGCGCTGGGCCGGATCAACGACGCACTCAAGGCGCAGGAGACGGCAGCCAAGGCGGCGGGGGGCGCGACCGGCGGGGCCGGGCAGAGTGCTGCTCAGGCCGCCCAGCAGGCGCTGCAGCTGGAGCAGGCTGAGCGTCGGCTGAAGGACGCGCAGAACGAGGAGCGGGCCGCCCAAGAGGACCTGACCCGGGCGCGCGAGGCCGGGCGCAGGGCCTTGGAGGATATGAACTTCTCGCTGGAGAGGTCCATCCTCAGCCAGAAGGACGCTGCCCTCGCGGTCCGCGAGGCCGAAGCCCGGCTGGCCGAGCTGCAGGGAGACCCGAAGGCGACCGCGCTGGAGATCGAGCGCGCCCAGCTGTCGCTGGAGATGGCGCAGCAGCGCGCCCGTGAGCAAGAGGTCAAGACCCAGCGGGCCCGCAAGGACACCGCGGAAGCGAACGCGGCTGGGGTCAAGGGCACCAAGGAGTACCAGGACGCTCTCGACAACTTGCGGCAGACGCAGGACAAGGTCGCCCAGGCGGAGCAGCAGCTCAAACTGCTGCACCTGCAGCAGCAGGCCGCCATGGCCGGCGGCGGCGGGGCGGCGGCCAAGCTGAAGGACGCCTTCGCCGACCTGTCGAAGGAAGAGAAGGAACTCGCCAAGAACATCAAGAGCTTCAAGGACGAGTACATCGCCTGGCAGCGGTCCTTGGAGCCCGACGTCTTCCCGGTGATCAACAAGGGTCTCGATTTGATGAGGCTCGGGCTGAAGGAGGCGGGCCCGCTCGCCAAGTCGGCCAGCGCCGGCCTGCTCCAGTTCGGCCAGGATGCCGAGGCTGCCCTGCGGGGCCAGTTCTGGCAGGCGTTCCTCTTCGACCTGAACACCAACATCCCTGGCGCGATCACCACCATGGGGCGGATCGGCATCGACACCTTCACAGGGTTCGCGGGGATCATCAAGGCGGTCCTCCCGTACGGGATGGAACTGCTCGGCAACATCGAGCACCTGTCGGATGCGTTCGCGGACTGGGGAGCCGGTCTCGAAAGCAATCAGCAGTTCCACCAGTTCATGGCCGACGTCAAGGAGACCGCTCCCGAAGTCTGGGCGCTGATCAAGGATGTGGCGAAGGCGCTGGTCAGCATCGGCGAAGCGGTGGCGCCGCTGAGTACCGGCGCGTTTTCGGGCCTGAGCCTCCTAGCCAAGATCATCTCCGGGATGGATCCCGAACGCATCCAGGCCATCGCCATCGCCATCGGCGCGATCAAGCTGGCCAGCATGGGCATGAACGCCGCCGCTGCCTGGCAGGGCCTCGCTGGCGGGATCTCGGCGACCGGCACGGCGGCAGGTAAGGCCCAGGGCAAGGTGGCCGCGTTCGGTAAGGCCGCCGTCGGCGTGTCCGCCGGGGTGATCGGGTTCGAGCTTCTCGGCTCGGCCATGAACGACCTGGCCGGCCACTCCGAAGGGATGGGAGAACTCACCCTCGCCCTGACCGAACTTGGGCAGACCGGCAAGTGGGCCGGCGACCTGGGCGAGCAGTGGGGCGGCACGTTCGACGACGCCAGCAAGGCCGCCGAACTGTTCGGCGACGGACTCCGCGAACTGCAGGACCCTTCGTTCGGCGAGATGTTCTGGCTGCACCCGCTGTCGGAGCTGACCGCGATCCTGCCCGGGATCGACTCGTCGGTGGACATCCTTGAGCAGAAGTTCTCCGACATGGACAAGGTCCTGGCCGGCATGGTGACCAGCGGCAACGCTGACACCGCCGCCCGGGCCTTCCAGGAGTTGGCCAAGCAGGCACAGGCGCAGGGCATCCCGGTGGAGAAGCTCAACCAGCTGCTCCCCACCTACAACCAGTCGCTGCGCGTCGCGGGCAACGCTGCCGCAGAGGCTGCGGCCGGGGTGGACAAGGGCAAGCTGGCGATGGATGGCTTCAACTCCTCGCTCGACGCTTTCTCGTCGCGCACCGACGCGTTGACTGCGATGCAGAACCTGAAGACCGCGTACAACGCGGCTGAGCAGGCGATCAACGCGGCGAACGGCAAACTGCAGGTCAGCGCGACTATGACGGACCGTCAGCGGGACGCTGTCATCCAGGCGCGGCAGAAGTTCTCCGAGTACATCACCGCGGTGAAGGGCGCCGCTGACGGGGCGGCCACCCTGTCGGGCAAGACGAGCGACGCCACGCTCAAGATCTTGGAGCAGTTGCCGAAGCTCGGCGACCTCGCCGGCAAGAACAGCGAGGCCCGCGAGCAGGTGCTGAAGCTGGCCGAGGCGTACGGCATTTCCCGCGAGGACGCCGAGAAAGCCATGAAGAGCGCGAAGGACTTCCAGGACGTCCTGAACGCCTTCAAGAACAAGCAGATCTACATCAAACTCGGCCTCGACACGACAGAGGCCCAGGAGTCGTTCGAACGATTCGTGAAGAAGGTCGGCGACCGGCAGCTCGCGGTCAGCCTGATGGCCAAGCAGAACATGCCGGCCCGGGCTGGCGGCATCTTCGCCTACGCCCGCGGTGGGCTGCAGAAGTTCGCTGCCGGCGGCAGGTCAACCCCTCCGAACATGGCCACCGGGCCGACGATCCTGTATGGGGAGGGCGCCGATCAAGAGGCGTTCATCCCGTATGAGGATCGGTACAGGGATCGCGCGATCGGCCTGTTGGCGCAGGTCGCGAACGATTTCGGCCTGCAGCTCAACAACGCCCAGGCAGCGCAGGGGATGGCGGATCTGTCGGTCACGATCGACGACTCCGGCCTTCGGATCGTTGACGGCCTGACCGGCGTCATGGGGTCTCTGCAGAACACGATGGGCGAGACGGGCACGCTGACGTCCAGCATCTCCAAGGTCGGCTCTTCTGCTGACCAGCTGAATCAGTCGTGGTTGGCGGGGTCGGCGATCGTGGGCGACACGATGACCCGGCTGGGCACGGTCACGTCGGACGCGGTCACGGTGATGACCGGGTCGGTGACCACCAGCGTGGACGGGTTGACGTCGTCGGTGGACGCGCTGGCGGCGGCGGTCGGCGCGGCCAAGCAGGCGGCGTCGTCCGCGTCGAGCAAGTCGTCGTCAGGGAAGAAGGACACCAAGCCGGGCATGGTCGCCGGGTCCGGCCCGAAGTCGTCTGACGGGTTCCGGGAGGAGTACTCGGTCGCGGGCTCGTACGGCTTGGACGGTCCGGGATACGTGTCGACGCACGAGTCGGCGTTCGTGACGTCGCGGCCGGTCAACTATTCGCAGGTGTCCGCGCCTCAGCAGTCGGCGCCCGCTCCGAGTTCGTCCACACCCGCTGAGCGGGTGCACGGCTCTTCGGGGACGTGGGGCCGCGACGGCATGGCGGCCGGCCCGGCCGTGGTGATCCAAAACCAGACTGTGAACAACGACGTGGACGCCAACATGTTCGCCGAATCCGTGGCGATGAAGGTCCGGGCGCGCGGGCGGTAACCGCCCTCCCATCGCTTCTTTTACCAGGTAGGAGGGCGGTTTCGTCATGTCTTGGGACCCCGCGTCCGGGATCACGTTCGGCCAGTACATGCGGGCCAAAGGGGTCCAGGTCCGGCCCGCCGGCTGGTCGTGGCAGACCCGCGACCAGGTGCTGGAGGACTCGCCGACCCGCAAGACGGTGCGTGATCAGGCGGGCAACGACGTGACCGAACGTACCGACGAGCACGGCGGCTACCACCGCGACGTTTCGATCAACCTTAGGAGCTAGTGGTGGCCATCACTCGCGATCTGCTGTTCGTGGACACCCAGGTCAAGGCGCTGACGAATGCGATCGCGCTGAATTTGGGGGACACGACGGCGGGCGCTTTCAAGATTGCGCTGTTTCAGGACAGTGTGACGCCGGACGCCTCCCAGGCGAACCCGGCGTACGGGTCGTCGCCGTTTTCCAGCGGTGAAGTGTCCGGCGCCGGGTACAGCGCGGGCGGGCTGGCGTTGACGAGCGTCGTGTTCGAGGAGCTGTCCAGTAGCCCGGGATATGTGCGCTGGGACTTCGACAACATCTCCTGGCCGAGCAGCACCATCACGGATGCGAAGGGTGGCCTGTTCTATGCGACGGGCCTGTCCAACCGGGCGATCGTCTTCCGGTCGTTCATCCAGGAGTACAGCTCCCAGGACGGCACGTTCAGCGTCAACATCCACACCGACGGTGTGATCAAGCTCAACGTGGTCGGCCCGCTCCTCTGACCCGCCTCATATCCGATCTTCAGCCCCGCCGGCGTGCGGGGCTTTCGCATTGAAAGGGGCCGGTCATGGCCTTGTACTGGGCGTCGAACGCGGCGATGGCCACGACGGCGGCACCCTCGCCTGTCACTACGGGTACGGCGGCGAAGACGCTGCTGCAGATCGCCACCCCGTCCACCCGGTCGATCAAGGTCGTGGAGTGGGGGATCAGCTTCGACGGCAGCACCGCGGCGGAGCCGATCCGGTGCGAGCTGATCCAAACGGATGTCGCAGCCACGGTGACGGCGCACGTCGCCGCCGGTGTGCAGCCGTATGACGACCCGGGCGCTCCTGCGTCGCTGATGACGCTCGGGACGAGTGCCACGGGCTACACGTCCAGCTCTGAGGGGACGATCACGGCGACCCGTACCGGCGACCTTCAGCTGATCAGCCCAACGACCTTGTATGTGAAGCAGTGGCCGTTGGGGCGCGAGTTCCGGGTTCCGGTGTCGAAGTTCCTGCGGGTTCGGGTGACCGCCGCCGCCGCAGTGAACGCCTACACCTATGTGGTGTGGGAGGAGTAGGTGTCCGCCTCGCTACGGGCGGTCGCCTCAGCGGCGAACTCGGGCGCGTCGATCTCCTGCAATAAGCCGACCGGGACCGAAGCGGGCGATCTGCTGCTGGCGTTCCACACGGCCGACGTCGGCACGCTCGCCGCCATGACGACCCCGACAGGGGGTACGACGTGGACTCTGCTGCGGCAGCAGCAGTGGGTCGGCGGCGATCCCGGGACGAAAGTCTGGTGGAAGATCGCAGGCGCTTCCGAGCCGGCCTCGTACGGTTTCGTTCAGAGCTCCAACGCTGACGGTGTGGTCGGTATCGCGGCCGTCATGTCGGCTGCGACGACGACGCCGGTGAGCGCGTCCAGCGCGTCCAGCACATCCAGCACGTCGATCCCGTCTCCGTCGATCACGCCGACCGGCGCGGACGACCTGGAATTGCGGTGGGCGGCGAGCAAGGCCGTGATCGGCGGGGCGTTGACGTGGACGCCGCCTGCCACCTACACGGAGCGGGTCGATCGCCAGTCCAACACGTTCACGTCGGCGACGTTGGCGACCAAGCAGTTGTCGTCCGGGGCGGCGTCGGGCATCCAGAACTTCACGATCTCGTCGGCGACGGGCGCCCACATGGGGCTCACGGTCGCGGTCGCGACGATGCCGTTCCACACCTCGAAGCCGCTGGTGTTCGGTCAGGCGATTCAGCGCGCCGCCTTCTACTGATCTTGAGGGGGGCGTGTGGCTCGTCTCGGCCGTTCCCAGCCGATCCCGGTAACCAACGTCGGGCGGCTCACCTACTGGCAGGCGGCCACTGATCTGCCGTCGTTCTCGCTCGGGTGGGAGTTCCCGTCCCTGCAGGTGGTGTCCCCGTCTGTCACCATCCCGCTCGGCTCGTTTGCGCTCGGGTGGGAGTTCCCGAGGGTTTCGCTCCCGGTCGGACTTCCGGCGTTCAGCCTGGAGTGGGAGTTCCCGGCGATCGTCGCGGTCGTCCCCACCAACCCGGGCGACAATCTGACCGGCGCGGACGGGCAGATCGAGTGGAACGGCACCGTGTGGGGGCCGGGCACGCCGTTCACGGTGCAGGAGATCACCGGCTGGCGGTCGCTTCCCCAACTCGACAACTTGAACGTGCAACGCCCGTCCCGGCACGGCGCATGGCCCGCCCGCAGGCTGGCGCAGCAGCGCGTCGTCACGATCCGGCTGCAGCCGAACAGCATCGGCAACGAAACCGAGATCGACGACCTTCTCAGCCAGTTGGACCAGGTGACGGGCGTCCTGGAAGACGAGACGGAATGGCCGCTCGTCATCAAAGGCTTCGGCGACGCGCAGCTGGCGTTCGGCGCGATCGTGGACCGCGACGTCGCCATGGACGACCTGTACAGCGTGGGCGCCCCCACCGTCTCGGTGATGATCGTGTGCGCGGATCCGCGACGGTACAGCCTCTCCCGGTCCGGCGTTGACCTGCTACTCGACGAAGAGATCGTCGTGTCGAACGCGGGCAACGTCGCCACCCACCCGATCGTGCGCATCCCGGGCCCCGTCGTGGACCCCACCCTCACCAACCTCACGCTGGACAGGGTGCTGCAGTTCTCGATCACCCTCGATGACAGCGAACAGATGGTGATCGACACCGACGTCGGCACCGTCACCGTCGGATCCGACTCCCAGATGCGGACACTCACCGGCGTGTCCGTCCCCGTGACGGAGTGGGTGCTGGCCCGCGGCACCAACACGTTGAAGTACAGCGCCAACTCCGGCGGAGACAGCCCAGCCGTCTGCCTATACCGCGACTCCTGGCTCTGACCTGCGCAAACCTGGACAGGGGGGCGGCTCTTGACCATCACTGTCCGCTCCTCCAGCGCAGCAGGCGACTCCAGCGGCGAAATCTTCGTCCTGAAGCCGCCAGGCGTGGCCGCGGGAGACCACCTGTGGGCGATCCACACCAACACGGTCGGGCTCGGCGGCACACAGCAGCAAGGCTGGACCTCCCAGGCGACCGGCAGCGGGAACGGGTTCTTCGTCCGCGTCTCCCGCCGGATCGCCGGGATCGGCGAACCGGACAGCTACACGTTCGGGCAGGCCAGCAACGCCGACGGCACCGTCCACATCATCGCCGTCCAGGACGCCGACCAGAGCACCGCACCCAACATCGTCATCTCGTCCGGCGGGTCGTCCCAGTCGGCACCCACCCCGAACGTGACACCGGCCGGCGCGCCGCACCTGGAGATCCGGGTCGCCGCGGTGGACGACGAGCACCTGGGCTGGTCGGCGCCGTCCGGGTATGTGCTGCGCGGCACCGCCGCGGACGCGGTCGGGCTGATCTCGTCCGCCGCCGCCAGCAAAGTCATCAACTCGTCGGCCGCTTCCGGTGTCCAGTCGTTCAGCGTCTCCCCGGCCGACACGCGCAGCGACATCGGCGTGTCCATCTCGATCGCGTCGGCGGTCACGCAAGAGCCAGAGATCCCGGACTATCCGCCGTACACGCCGGCCCGCGGCACCGCCCTGTACTCCTACCGGGCCCGGCGCCTGCGAGATGGCCAGTTCCTCGGGTTCCTCGACTTGGAGAACGTCACGTTCGACAAGCGGATCAGCGCACCCGGCACGTTCTCGGCGACGATCCCGATCCCCAACCGGCGCACCGCCGACCTGGTGGCGGAGGTCATCCCGCGCGACTCCACAGTCCTGTCCGCAGGCCCCGGCGTGATCGTCGTGGACGTGCTGCGCGGAGGCGACATCTGGGGCGAGTATTGGATCACCCGAGCCACACCGTCCCGGTCCGGCCGAGACACGCCCTCCATCCAATTGCAGGGCACCACTCTTGACGGCTGGCTGTCCGCCGTCGAAATGCAGCAGGAACTGTTCTTCGAGCAGGTCGACCAGATCGACATCCTGCGCGGCCTGCTGTCCAACCTGCAAGGCCAGCCGTTCTCCAACATCGGCCTGTCGGTCGCCGCCGGCATGTCGGGAGTGCTGCGGGATCGGCAGTACGGCGACGACGGCGGCACCTACGGGCAGCGCATCAAAGAGCTGTCCGAGGTGAACAACGGGTTCGAGTACACCATCGACGTCGGCATCGCCGAAGGGACGATCGTCCGCCAAATCCGCTGGGGGTATCCGACGCTCGCCAGCGACACGGTGGAGCACGTCTTCGCGGACGGGTTCAACGGCGGCGACGTCATCGAATGGCAGGACGAGATCGACGCGCTGCGCGGCGCGACCCGGTGGCGGGCCCGCGGCGGCACCCCGGCCGCCGACGCTGACGCGTCCGTCACAGCCGAGCCGCTCATGTCAGCCGTCTACGAGGCGGCCGACCATCTGATGGCGGGCTGGCCCCGCATCGACCGCACCCTGTCCTACAGCGACGTTGTGGACCAGGAGACCCTGGAGGACTACGCCGCCTATTGGGCGAGCGTCGCCCCCGGGGCTTTGCGGGTGGAACAGTACACGGTGGTGCTCGGCGCCAACCCGTCGCTCCACCCGAACAAGCTGGGCGACTGGTGCCGCATCTACTTGGACAACGAATGGCACCGCCCGCATTGGCGGACCCGCCGCATCATCGGCCTGCAGATCACCCCCGTAGGCCGCGACGAGGGCAAAGAAGAAGCGAAACTCATCCTCGAAGGGCTGGACGTCGGCGGCCCTAGCCTTACGGGAGGCGATGCGTGATGGCCGACCGTTTCCCCGACGACCTGTTCGAGCAGATCCGGCAACTCGCGGCCCGCGTCGACCACCTCGAAGCCCAGCTACGGCAACGCCCCGGCGTCACCAAAGCGTCGCAGGGATGGCTGCTGGCCGACATGAGCGTCCCCACCGTCCCGTCAGGCCACGTCCAGATCGGATGCGCGTCCGGCGACTTCTACGTCGCCACATCCGACGGCGAGGTCAAACGCATGCCGGGCGTCGGCTCCAGCGTGGTCACCCCCGACGTGGACCTGTCCGACGCGCCGTCGTCGTACAACCAGACGTGGGCTCAGGCGCACGTCGCGTCCACGAGCTCGATCTACCAGTCGTTTCTCCAACTACTCGACAGCCTGGGCGGCGCCGGCTTCATCGAGTTCTGAACGTGGCCGCCCGCGTATCGACCCCGGCCTTGAGGGTGCGCTGGACGCGTCGGTAGAGGGAACGCGGGCGGCCACCCCTCGATACCCACTGATCAAGGAACTGAGGTACATGCGTGCAGGACCCGAACGTCATCGGCCTCATCCTCAACGCCGGGCTCGCCGGGATCACGCTGTTCCTCTTCCTCAAGGGCTGGGTGGTCCCCAAACCTTCGGGGGATCGGCTGGTCCGCGAATTGGAGCAGTGGCGAAAGCTCTACGAGACGGAGAGAGCCGCCCACGACCTGACGCGGAAGGCGCATGCCGAGGAGACGAGGGCGGCGTTGCAGGCCGCGGCCGAAAGTAGCCAGACAGCGATGGCGCTGCTGGAGGAGATCAGGAAGCGCCAGAGCGAGGCTCACTCATGACGCCAGAGGAAGAGATCAGACGCGCCGAGCGTGAGGCTGCGGAGTCGAAGCTCCGGGCTCAGCAGGAGCTCAGCCAGGCGCGGGAGCGGGCCGTACGCACCAGGTCGATCGCGCGCAGGCTGCGCGAGTTGCGGGAGGCGAACGGTTTCGGCCAGCTCCTCGACGAGGCGTTCGGGGGTGGCTCTCGTGCATGACGAGCTGTACCTGGTCGGCAGCGTCTTCCTGATCGTGACTGCGCTGATCGCGGTGGCGTGTGTGGTGGCTCAGGCGATGCTGGCCCGCTGGTGGGAAACCCCGGCCGGTCGGCATGTGATGGCGTTCCAGGGGGTGCTCGCCGCCGTGTTGTGCCTGTGGGCGCTGCGGGTGTGGGTGCCCGACTCCGACGTGATCCGCGCCCTGCGGTCCCTCGCGTTCGCCGGCGTGCCCATCGTGCTCGGATGGCGGCTGGCCATCATCATCCGGACCTGGCGCCGAAAGCGCCGCGAACACAAGCAGGAGGCGCGGTGAAGGCGAAGACCGAAGCCGAGTTCACCGAGGACGGCGTGGACCTCCACCACTGGGGCGCCACCGAAGACGACGAAGAGCAGGTCCTACAGGCTTTGTACGGGCCGGCGGATGAGGACGGCGTCTACCGGGGCGCCGGCGACGAGGAGGGCGAGTGACCGCCAAAGCCATGCTGGCCACCGCCCGCGAGGATCTCGGGCTGACGGGCAGGCCGAACCGGATCACCCGCGACTACGCCAAACGCAACGGCGCCGAGTTCCTCGCGGTGGCGTGGTGCCAGATGAGCATCACGTGGTGGGCGCGTAGGTCCGACAACACGGACGCGGTGCTGCCGCGCGGGGACAGGGCCTACACGGTGTGGAGCGCTGAGGACGGCGAACGGCTCGGCCGCTGGCACGCCGGCACGGTCGCCAACATCAAGAAGTACTGCAAGCCGGGCGCGGTCATCTACTTCGACTGGGCGTTCTCTGACCGGATCGCCGCGATCGACCACGTGGGCCTGGTGGAGAAGGTCCTGCCGGACGGCCGGGTGCAAACCATCGAAGGCAACACGGGAGACGCCTGCAAGAGACGTGTCCGGTCAGCGGACGTGATCGCCGGCTTCTGGAACCCCGACTACGAGGAGGACGACGTGTCCGCTAAGGACGTGTGGACGTACGAGATCCCGGTCACGTACGGCTCGAAGGAGAACCCGGAGTGGCAGGCCCGGAACGTCCTGGTCAACCACGGGGAGCACCTGCGGAAGATCGAGGCGAAGCTGGACGCGATGAACGCCACGATCAAGACTCTCGCGGAGGCTCTGGCCGCCCGTGATGCCGCGATTGACGCTGACGCGCTGCTGGACCGGATCCGTACGGAGATCGAGAACGTGAGCGTGCGGCTGGACGTGGGCAAGTAGCCCGACTGATCGTCACTGAGAAGCGGTCTCCGAGGCGCGTCTCTCAGTCCCGGGGCGGTCCCGCCAGATGCGGGCCGCCCTTTCGCATCCCTCTGAGCGCTGAGGAGCGCCATGAAGAAGGTAACGATCTTCGGCCAGGAGCCCGCGGTGATCGTCTACACGATCAACTCGCTGGTTGCTCTGCTGGTCGCCTACGGGCTGGACCTGTCGCAGGTACAGGTCGCCGCGATCTCGACGATCGCCACTGGCGTGCTGGCCGCGGTCGTCGCCGTGATGACCCGCCCGTTCGTGGTGTCGGCTCTCACCGGCGCGGTGTCCACGGTGATGGCCGCCGTGGCGGGGTTTGGGCTGGAGTTCACCGCCGATCAGATCGGCGCTACGGTCACGGTGCTGTCCATCGTGCTGGCGCTGGTGCTCAGGGCGAATGTGACCCCGACGTCGGGGCCGGTCGCGTCGAGCGTCCGCTGATGTAGGGACCACCCCCTCCCCGGGGTGATACGAAAGGCCCGCCGTTCCTTCGGGAGCGGCGGGCCGTTTCGTGCTGTCGGGACTCAGGCCTCGTCGGCCCACAGCACGACATTGGACAGGTAGTGCCCTGACGCCTTGTCGAACGCTCCTCCGCATGTGATGAGCCGCAGCGCCGGGCCGTCCGTCTTTCCCCAGATCTGCTTGGCCGGGAGCGCGGTCTTGGCGGTCTGCTGGGAGCGCTGTGCGACGAACTCGTACGTGACGCCCGCCTTGTCGGTGATCTGGATCTTCGCGCCCTTCTTCACCTGCTTCAGTTTGGCGAACACGTCGGGGCCGGTCTTGGAGTCCACGTGGGCGATGACGACGGCGGGGCCGTCCTCGCCGGGCTTCGGACCCTTGGAGTACCACCCGGCGCGGCCGAACGACGGCGTCTCCATGTCGCCGTTGGCCTTGAGTCCGACCTTCACGATGCGGGCGTCCACTCCGATGCTGGGGATGCGGATCCGTGAGGGCTCTGAGACTCGCTGGGTGAGCGTGCCGGGTGTGGCTGAGGTAGACGGAGGAGCCGCGAGTAGAGATGGCTGAGACGGCTCAGGAGAGCCGTTCGCGCCACAGGCGGACGCGAGGACCAGGCAGGCGGCTACAAGGGCGAGACGACGCATGAGGGGCTCCAAAGAGAAAGAGGGCTGGACCGCCTGTGCGACGGTCCAGCCCGAGGGGGACTACTTGGCGAGACCGCCGAGACCGGTGTCCACGCGGGCGGGCACCGGGATGTTGTTGACGACCGTGACGTGCGTGGTGGTCGTCGGCGTAGCAGTCGGGCAGTCCGTGGGAGCCTCGGACAGGACCAGCGTCCACTCCGACTCAGCGCCGTCGGCCAGCGTGTAGCCGTCCGCCGCCTCAGCGGTGATGGTCACCGAGCCGGGGTCGACGCTGTACGTTTTGCCCTGCTCCACCGTCTTGCCGCTGGACGTCTTGTACACCACGCCCGGGACCTCGGGGATGGAGACGGAGGCGGTCTTGTCGTCGCAGGTGGCCTGCGTCAGCGTCGGAGACTTCGGGGTGGCCTCACGGTCGTCGGGGTCGCCAGTCGGAGTCGGGCTCACCGTCACCGTCGGGGTGGCCGTGGGCGTCGGGCACGCCTTCGCCTCGTCCACGGTCAGACGCCACCGCCGGTCACCACGCAGCACATACCCGTCCTTCGCCACGGCGACCACCCGGTACGAGCCAGGGCGGACCTTGAACGTGCCGGCACGCCACGCCTTGCCGCGCACCTCGTAGCGGACGCCCTTCTTGGCGGGGATGACCAGCTCGCCCCGGGTGGTGCCGCAGTCGGGCTGGGTCACGGTCGGCGCGAGCGCGGTCACCTGGGCGTCGCAGTGGGCGCCGGTGATGTCGCCGGAGTTGCCGCCCACGGCGGGGTCGGCGTTCCGCCACGTCTCGGCGCAGGTGCGGTACGTCCACTGCCAGTCGTGGTTCGGCGTCACTTCCGCCTGCGGGTCGTTGAAGTACAGCTTTGGCCAGGCGCTCGTCTCTGCTGGCTTCGTGCACGACCCGCCGATCGAGCAGCCGTAGTCGTAGGAGTTGTCCACCCCGGCGGCGCTCGGAGCGGACGTAGACGTCACCGTGAACGTGTACGAGCCGGAGAACGACCCGGTCACCGCGCGGGAGATGGTGACGCCCGCCTGCGGCGACTTGGCTCCCTTGATGGTGGTGAAAGCGCCCGAGTCGGACAGCACCACACGGTAGGTGTCCGGCGCGTTGTTGGCGCCTTCGATGGTCTTGGTGATGGTGACGCTGCGGCGCAGCAGGTCCCACGCCCACGGGCCATGCGTCCCGGAGTCGAGGTTGTTGCTGATCTGCACCGAATCTCTGAAAGGGGCGGCGGCGGTTGCGCTGGTGGCCAGTCCAGTCGCTACCAGCACGCCAGCGGCGACAGTCGCCGCGAACTTGCTGATGAACATGAGGAGTGCACCCTCTCGGGAGTTGCCGACCCTCGGGTAGGGCCAGCGTCTGCGGCGCGGCAGGTCCTACGCCTCTCTGGCGAATCAGGACATGCCAGCCGCAAACCATTGTGCACCTTGTCTACTTGAAGCCGCCTAATCGCTGAAATCTGTACAGGCCGATGCGGAATTGGTGGGCGATATGACTATGGCAAACCTGGTCGAGGTGGCACCGCAGGCTCCTGTACCGTGGAAGCACCCTGGGGAGCGCAAGCTGGTTGGGGATGGTGCACCAGGACCCAGCGCCTGCGAGGAGAACCGGCCACGTAACCCCGGACTGATCACCCGGGAGCGCGGACAGGCTCCGATCAGGACCCCAGGCCGAACGCCTGCATAGCTCAGTCGGTGAGAGCGCCGCACTCATAATGCGGAGGTTCCCAGGTTCGAGTCCTGGTGCAGGTACGCGGGGAGGCGGGGTCTTCGAATCGTGAAGACTCCGGTCGCCACGGTCGGCGTCGACGGGCTCCGGTCGAGGGTGGCGAAGCCGGGCAGACGTGCCCGTGTGGACCTCCGTGCAACGTACGGGGTCGGGTCGCCAGGCATGGCCGCCCGACCCCTTTCAACTATTTCCAAACTGGAAAGAGTTGCTTTCGAGTTCGGGAGGCGCGATGCGGTTCGACTACGACCTGGACGCCGACGCCCTGTACGTGACGATCTCCGGTGAGCCCGTCGCGGACACCCGGACCGTTGAGGACCTGACGTCGGTGGACGTGGACGCTGAGGGCCGGGTGGTCGGCATCGAGGTCGTCAACCCTGGCCGGGCGTGGGCGATAGACCGGGTGCTCGCCCGGTATCCGCTCGGGGATGAGGATGCTCCCGCCCGAGATTGAGGCGCTGTTCGAGCGGCTGGACCGGCGGGCCATGGAGATGATGGGCGAGGAGCCTGCCGCGTGGCCTCAGGCATGACCTGCTAGTCGGCGGATGTATGGGCCGAGTAGCGCGGCGAGGCGCAGGCACTGCTCGTCGGTGAGCGGTGGGTCATCGGCTCCGTCGTCCCATCCGGCTTGGAAGGACTCCTCCGGAGTACGGCAGAGCTGTCGCGGGTCCTCGCTCATGGAAGGAAGGTACTGACGGCCACCTCAAGCGGTCGTCACGCGAGCCCCGGCCTCAACTAAATTGACGCCCCCGTCCTGGTCCTCTCGCGGACCGGGGCGGGGGCTGTTTCATGTGCGTGGTCAGGCGCTACGCCACCGCGCCTGATCGCCACCCTTCGACGAGCACCTCATCAGAGTGCCCGCGCTCGTCCTGCCGAGAGCGCCCTGAGGAGCACAGAACGCGCCGGGGTGGACACCGGACCTGACCGCGGGCTGTGCCACCTTCCTCGTGCGCGTCGGCGTCGGCCGAGGCTTGGGCTTGATCACCTTGCGGTGCGTCTTCGTCCTCGCCGGCGTCGGCGTGTGGATGGGTGCGCGTGGCGCGGTCTTCGACGGCGTCGGCGTTGGTGTGGGGGTCGGCGTCGCCGTGTATGCCAGTGCAGTCGTGGTCGCCGCAGGCTCCCGGGCAGGCGCGGCGGGAGAGGAGCAGCCGGCCGTGAACGTGGCCGCGAGAGCTGCGGCAGCGAGGAGAGTACGCATCGTGGGCCTTCCGGTTGGTGAGGGACTCGAAACAGACCGTTAGACGACGCTCGGTGACCGATGGTTGTCAGTGAGTAGGAACAACATGCGAGAGCCCCGGCCCGCGGGGAAGCGCGGCCGGGGCTCACTCGTGCGGTCAGTTGGTTACGGATTCTTGTTCGGCCGCCACGCCTTGCCGTTCTTCTCCCACTTGGTGCCGCCGGACTGGCAGTCGCACGGCTCCTCGGTGACCCAGTAGTCAAGGTGGTCGTTCTCGATCGTCGTGTAGAGGCTGGCCCGAATGTCGTCGTCGCTTCTGGGCACGCTGGTCACCTCCCGCGCCGCTTGTCGAGCAGCGCGAAGTACTCGGGCGACCCGAACTCCGGGCACACGCACGGCTTCTTCTGGCAGACCGCACACCGCATCTGCGACAGGTCGACCTTTCCGGCGAGGAAGTCGTCCATGTCGGGCGACCACTTCGCGCCCAGCCGGTCGAGCAGCTCTTTGGCGTCCTTGGGTCGGCTCATACTGTTCACCTTTCGTCTTCCGTTGCTTCGCGTACGCCGATCCGCGCACGCGCCTTGTCGGCGGCCTATGTACGAGCCGCCCGACAGCTTCACGGCGGGTAGCCGTGTCGCCTGAGGGCGTCCTCCACGTAGTCGACCTCCGCCCGGGTGCACCCCTTCAACGCCCGGTAGTACCGGTCCCGGTTCGTCACGAAGTCGTCGCCGTCGGGGTCGCCGCCGTACCACGTCATGCCGAGTTTGAGCGCCGCTTGCACCTTGTCCCGCCGTACGGGTGGCGGCGGGGCGGGGTCGCTCTTCTTCTTGCTGCTGAACAGCCCCATGGGGCCCCTTCCGTTGATTGATGGCGGTGGTCGGGGGGGCTACCGAAAGCGGACGTTCAAGGTCCAGTCGTGGCCCTGGCCGCAGGAGCACATAGTGACCTCCGTGTGCAGGCCCTCCGTGAGCCCGGCGGGCCAAGTGAACGTCGCCTCGCGCCTGCACTTCTGGCAGGTGGAACGCTGGACATGAGGCTCTGGTGTGCGCACCTGTTCCTCCTTCGTCTGTCGTGATGTGGTGGCCCGGCCACGCCAGGACCGGGCCACCGTGCGGGATTAGGCGGCGGCCGACACCTGCTTCGGGCCCGCCTTCACCGCCGCCTTGAATCCGGCGCCCGCAGAGAACGACACCTTCCACGTGTCCCCGTACGTGACCGGCTCCCCGGTCGCGAGGTTCCGCACGGTGCCGCCCTTGACCTGGGCGCGCTTCCAGGTGCCGAACCCGGTGATCTGCACTTCGTCGCCCTTGGCAACGACCTCCTGGATGACGGCCAGGGCGTGCCCGATGGCGGCGGCCACGTCCGCCTTGCTGAGGTCGGCGCGCTCGGTAACGGCGTCGATGAGCTGGGACTTGTTCATGGTGTTGCCTTTCTGGTGGATGAGCGGAGCGGACGCTCCGGGCACCCGCCCAACCGCGTGGGCTGGGCGGCCACCCGCAACGTCAGCGGCGACTCTCAGCCGCGCCGTACATGCATCACCGCCGGGTCGAGCCCCTTGCTGAGCATGTCGGCCTTGATCTTGTCGGCCTCGTCGTTGAGCAGGTCTGCGGCGGCCACCTGATGGCGGTGGTCCAGCGCGTACGCCCGGTCTTTCAGTTCCTTGACGGTGGTGCCTCGGGCGAGCATCTCGTTCAGGATTCGACGCCCGTCTACGGCCTCAGCCATGTCGTCCTCCGTGGTCGCGTCTCGTGTGGAGCGCTCTGCTCCGGACACCCCGCCCGCACGACGGGTCGGGCGGGGATCCGCAGCCTCAGCGCCCGTACTCCGCCGCCTCGACGGCATCCCAGTACGCCTCAGCCAGATACGAGACGACCGCGAGCCTGCCGCCGTGATGCTCGGCGACGTGCTTCCCGGCCGACGCCGTGGCGGCCCGGTCGGTCGTGTAGTGGCTGGCCGTCATACGGCAGCCGCCACACCGCCACGCCCGCTCATCCACGTCCCGGCGCGGGTTGGCCCAGACGTCGAGGGCGTAGCCCCACACCACCATCCCGGCCAGGATGGTGACCGTCTTGGCGAGCTGGCGGACGAGACGAGACACTGTGGCGTCGTCGACCGCCAGCGTGTCGAACAGCTTGCGGGCGCCGTCGAGGTCGCGGTCGTGGAGCCGGTCGGCGATCTCCTCCGCCGACTCTGCGAGTGCGGCGCTCACCGGGCACCCACCGCGACCGGGCGGGCGGGGGCGTGAAACTCGGTGTCCAGCTCAGCCGCCCACACCGTGCGCCGACAACGCGCACAGCGGTAGACGACCGGCCCCTCGTCGAGCGCCGTCGAACAGCGCGGGCACCGGTTCATAGCGCCCGGCAGTTCTGGGCGTGCTTGTCGGCGTCGGTGTAGTGGCCGTTCGTGTCCTCGCCGCAGCCGCCGCATTCGTACTTGCCGCTCCGATACGGCCAGTTGGGGTCGTGTGGGAGCTTCTTCCAGGTGACGGTGTTGCCGCCAGCGGTCTTGTACTTGATCTCGCTCTTCACTGGGTTTCCTCTCTGTTCGATGGGTGTGAAGGGTGGCCCGGCCCCGGAGGGAAGACGGGGCCGGGCAGGAGGGCTACTTGAGGAGGACGCTGCCGACGCCCTTGCACACGCCGCACTCCTTGATCAGCGGGACAAGTGAGTCGCGGCCCGATCCCTTGCACGAGCCGCACTTGACGACGTGGCCAGGGCACGGCTGGTCGGTGTTCTTCTGGTCGCCCATGGGGATCTCCTTCGCATCGGGTGGAGCTGGCTGCTCCGGCCCCGCGCCCGGTCCCAGAGAGGTGGAGCCGGGCGGGAGCCGCAACGTCAGCGCCTGCCCGGCCGTCCCATGTCGGTCCACCAGCACTGGTCCCCCTGGCACGTCATGGGAGGGGGGCCGTCCTGGCGCTTGGCTGGCTTTGAGTGCTTGGGCTTCTCCTGGCCGATGCCGAAGAGCGGCTTGGTGTCGCTGACGTCGTGCGAGGTCTTGCCGTCGCCGAACGCCCCGGACAGGCCGGCGCCCGCGACGAGGGCGAGCACGAGAGCAGCGGCCTTGCCGACGCTCATCTGGGATTCGCGGTACGCGTTCACGGTTCAGTCCCCTGTCAGCCGAAGAGCCGGCCGAGGCCCTTGCGGCTGGCGCCGGCCCGCTGTATCGCCTGCTCCTGTAACTTGGCGGCCTTCTTGGCGCCGACCGCTTTCGTCAGGTCCCGCTGCGCTTTCTGCTGCTGCACGCGGGTGGCGTTGCCGCCGCCCACGGCCTGGGTTGCCAGCGTGTTGAGCGTGTTGGTGTTCTGGGCGGCGGCCCTCACCTTGGCGAGCTGTTCGGGCTTCATCCTGCTGCGCATCTGATTCCTCTCATTGATGATCGGTAGTGAAGGTTTTCCGGTGGAGCAGACGCTCCGGACATCCCTCCTGAAAGATCAGGAAGAGGTCTCCGCAGCACCGCTGCGGGTTAGTTCGTGAGTTGGGTCAGCGAAAACGGGTTAGTGATCCCCTTCTCGTATCGGAGGGGCTTAACTATGACGCTGACCTGCGGATTGTTAGTCGGGTTAGCCGGTGAGCAGGTGTTAGGTGCCCCCGCTTTGAAGGGCTCCAGAGCGAGTTTCGCGGTGGTGCTGGCCACCTCACTCACCCGCCTCGCGCAGAGCGCGAACCCGACGCACCTCGGGAGGGTCCAGGTAGAGCACGTTGCCGGAGTTGGGGACCTTCACCCCGTGCTCCCGGGTCAAGATGTCGCGAAGCTGAGTGCCTGTCAGGCTCTGGTACGGCAGCCAGTGCGGCGCCAACTTCCGGAGACGGCCAGGGACATCCGCGAGCCGGATACGGTCCTGCCCGAGCACCTCGTCCAAGTCGTCGATCAGGTCCCGGTGCTGCATCGTCGCGGGCCCGGCCGAGCCGTACCCGGCCTTTTCGCGGATTTGCAGCGCCCGCTGCACCACCGGCACCGCCTGGGATTGCGACACGAAGTACCCGCGCAGCAGGCTCGGCTTCGGGGTGAAGCCGCGCCCCATGAACGTGCCGACGTCGCCCAGGCTTTCGTCGGTCTTGGGCTCCAGCCCGACCGCGGAGATGCCCGCCTTGTAGGAGCCGGTGCCGAGAACGGCGTCGTTGCTGGTCTGGTCGCCGATGGCGAAGCACGCCCGGTTGGAGGTGATGGAGATGAGCCGGCGCGGCAGCGAATCCGACGACGGTTCCGGCGTCGCGTAGATGATGGTGACGCCGTACTTGCGGGCGGCGTTCTCCGTCTTGACCGCGGTCTCCAGAGCTTTCCGGCCGAGCGTTTCATGCATGAACAGCGCCTGGCACTCGTCAACCACGATGATGCGGGGGCGGAGACGTTCGTCCTTCTCTGCGATCTTCCGGTTGGCGGCTCGGACGCCGTGCTCCTGCAGTGCCTTGCCGCGGATGCTGAGCTCGTTGTAGATGTCGCTCATCGTGGCCAGGCAGTGTTCGGCGACGTCCTCGCTGGTGCCGGTCCTGAGGGTGCGCAGGCGCGGCTTCATCGGGTCGTAGTCGGCGTTGTCGGCCATGCAGAACACGTCGGCTTCGACCAGCGGGTCCAGCAGCGCGCCGAGCAGCAGCGTGATGATGAGGGTGCTCTTGCCGGACCCCATCATCCCGGCGATGGCGTAGTTGGCCTCGAACAGGCGCCCATTGACGTTGCGGCGGCGGATGTCGACGGCGACAGGGACGCTCTTGAAGTAGTCGGCGGCGCCCTCGTGCAAGAGGGGCCAGTCGTCGACCGGGCCGGACAGGGCGCCCTGGTCGGCGACCCACAAGTCCAGCACGCCCGGCATGCCGCGCGGCTCTGTCGGCCACACCTCGATGGGGAAGCGCACCAGGTTGTGCGCGAGCGTCTTCTTCTTCTCGACCACCATCGAAACGGGCACGGCCGGCGGCATCTCCAGCTGCGTGTGGTAGCCGTTGCCGTCGCGTTCGGTAGGCAGTACGAACCGGGGCCGCCACCCTGCCTTGAATGCCCTGTTCAGCGGGGAGATCTCCAAGTTGCGGAGCGCGTTGAGAATCGCGCCCTCGTCGGGGATCAGGTCACGCGAGCCGCCAGTATCGAAGCCCGAGTCGGCGACCAGCCACTTGGGCGTCTCACCCTTACGGCGGCCTTCCCGCCACGCTGCGATCACCACGAGGAACGGCAACACGACCAGGAAAGGCACCCACAGGAACGCCACCGCGGTGAACACCCAGCGCAGCACATCGCCGACCCACACGAACACGTCGGTGAACTCGCCGGCACCTGTGACCAGCACAAGAGTGGAGACGATGACCATCAGCACTACGAGGGCGAGGCAGCCGCCCGCGGCGAAGATGGCCACCTGCAGGCCGAGTTTGGGCAACTCCATGAGCCGTTCCCGCCTGTCGCGGGCGGCCTCGCGCCTGCGGACGAGCCAGTGGTCGAGCGCCTCCCGGTCGCCGGCCGCTTCGGCGGCGCGGATCTGACGCCGGTAGACGCCGCCGGTGAGGGCGTCCCATGCTCTGACCAGCCACGAGTGCCAGCCCTGCGCAACGGTAACGCTGTTGCGCGCTACGACTCGGGCGACCTGCTTACGCGCGTCGGGTCGAAGCACGGTGACCCGGTCGACCACCACCGACGGCAGCAGCCTGTTGGACGGTTCGGGAGCTTCCGAGATGATCTCACCCTCGTAAACCATCGGCTCCAGGTCAGAGCCCATATCCTCGCCTTCCTGCTGCGGTTCCACGTCTGCCGGCTCGTCGGCGGACGGCGGCAGGTCGGGTGTGGCATTACTGCGGGGAACCAGGCGCAGGTGGTCGACACGCTTCTCAGCGCTCATGACACAAGTGCTCGCATTCCGTCCGTGCGGGTGAGGCGGTAGGTACGGCCATCGGCCGAGGTGGTGGTGGCGACCTTGGCCAGCAGCAAGGCAGCCAGGGCGGACACGTTGAACACGGCAGCCCGGCCGGCCCACCAGCCAGCCACAACGAAAGGCCCGATGGCGACGCACGCCAGCCATGCGGCGGGCTCCCACCAGCGGGCGGCCAGCACGCGCGCGATCACCTGGGAGGGCGTCCGCGCCGCCGACGTGGGCTCACGTACTAGGCAGGCAGGGAGCGCCAGCAGCACGACCGCGACGAAGGTGAGTGTGTTCATGGCTGGTTCCCTCCGATCAGGTGAGGACGTTGGTGAAGAACACGGACAGCCGATCGGCGCCGGCGAGGATGCCGTCGAAGATCCCGTTGACCGCGTCCGCCGCAGAGGCGGGCTTGGTGAACAGGTAGAACGCGGCGAACGCGAGAGCGAGGTAGATGGCGGGCTTCTTGATGCGGGTCATGACTGGTCTCCAGACACTTCGGTGTTGGCATCGCTGACATTCGCGGCAGTGGGGGAAGCGGCGGCCTCAATGGGCGGGATGACGCGGTTGCCGGGCAGGAATCGGTAGCCCTCCGCGGTCAGGTCGGCGCGTGCTGCTTTGACACGCAGGTTGGCCCATCCGTTGGAGAATCCGAACTTCGCCGCGATGTCAGCCTGCTTGGGCGTCTTCCCCTTGCGCATGGCGGCGCGGATCCACTTCTCGGCTTCCTTGTTGTCCTGCGCGTCTGGGCGTTCGCGGGGTGTCTCGTCTGACACTTCGCTGACAGCCGCGGCGTCCTCTTGAGCGTCCGCTGAACTGTCAGGCGCGGGCTCGATCTCCAGAGGCGCGGGCGGCGCGATCGCTGACACTTCGCTGACACGCCGCTCCAACACCGCCGCATACGCTTCGGTGGCAGCCAAAGCGGCGGCCTGCGCGCGGACGAGAGCCTCACGGCCGGCGTCGAGCTCGACACTCGCCCGGCGCGCGAGCCGCTCGGCGGGCTTGCCCGTCTCGGTGATCTGGATGGCGAGGATCGCCGCGGTGGGGGACTGCTCGCCGTGGCGGACCGCCCACTTCAGTGCCCGCCATGTTTCCGCCCGGTGCAGGATCCACCGCAGCGCCGCGAACTTCGGGGCGCGCGGGTCAATGAGCCCCTTGGCGCGCAGGTCCTTGCGGTGCACGTGCCGGGAGTGGATTGCCCACAGCCACGGCGACAGCAGGGACGCGCCGCCGAACATGACAGCCTGATCGTCCAAAGACCAGTCGGCGGCGTAGTGGTGGTAGTTGAGCGCCGCCACCCCGGCCGCGATCCCGTAGGAGGCGGCACGCAGCCGAAACACCGAGTCGCCCTCGATGAGGGCGATGTGGGCGTGCCAGCCGATGTAGATGGCGATCGACTCGATGACCGCGGCGGCGCCGAGCGCGCCCGCCGCCGGCCACGAGAACGGGGCGGCCTGGAATGCGGTCACCTGGCCGGCGACGGCGACGATGTTGACGCCGACGATCGCGCCGACCATCACGAAGGCGTGCCACCAGGAGGTCAGCCGGTGCCGCCACACCTCGTAGGCGGTGGTGCGGGCGGTAGCGGCGGCGGTCTTGCGGGCGCGCTTCCGCTCGGTGCGGAGCTGCTCGCGTTCGGCCGCCCACTGCTCGGCGCGCCGTTCACGGTCACGGCGGGCCTGGTCGCGGATCGCGTCACGCTGCGCTTTGGCCGCGGCGGAGGCGACGATGCGCTCGGCACGGGCCGCACGGGCGACGGCGTTCACAGGCTCCGCTGTCTTCGGGGCGTCGGCGGTTGGCCCGACCACGGACTCTTCGCGCGCAACTGACTGGCCCAGCGCTTTGACGTTGGCGTCCGTGAAGTTGTTCAGCTGTGCGAGGTTCTCGGACAGCGGGTTGGCTGCCAGCCCGTCCTTTGAGGGCGTCATGTCAGGGGGTCCGTTTCACGTCGTAGGTCGGTAGATGTGGCCCCGTCCGGCGACGTGGCGAGTTGGATTCGGAGGACACGTCCACTCGCCGGACGGGGTTCGTGCCCGCCCGGCGCTTGCTCGCTGGGAGTGCCGGCGTGGGTACCGGACAGGCGTCGGGTGTACAGGTGGTGCCCCCTCGCCTGTGGGCCACAGACAACGGCGAGAGGCGCGGATGTGCAGCCGCGCCTCACCACAGACGGGGGGAGCAGGGGAGACCCGGCCGCCGCAGAGCGGGTCCGTACGGCAGCCGGGCCAGTCATCGCGAGCTCCTCGTCTGGGAGCAGGTGCAGCGGCGGTTAGAGCAGGACGGGGCGGTACAGCCGCCCGTGTTGAGCCTGGGCTTGTCCACGAACCTGCGGGAGGCGGGCTGGTGCGCCATCAGCTTGTACACCTCGTCGGTGGCTGCCTTGATCTCGGCGGCGGTGCGGGTCGTCGCAGCGCTGGTCTTCATCGGGCCACCGCCTGACGGCGAGCACGGTAGGCGGACAGGTCGTACACGCCCGCGGGGAGCGGCTGCGACTCGTGCTGCTGGGGGACGCCGGCCGCCGCACCGAGGAGGTTGTCGGCGGCCTGCGCGAGCATGGCGGCCATGTCGGAGACGGCAACCGCAGTCGCCGCCATCGAAGCGGCCTCCTCGCACCAGACCCGCGCGGTCGCCGCCGCCATAGCGGGGGAGAAGGGGGTGATGTCGTAAGACGGCTGTGCCATGATGGGGGCGTTCCTTCCATCCTGGAGGTGGGTGGGGACATGCGGGCGGCCCAGGTCTTGGCGGATGAGGGCCGCCTTTCGCATGTCGGGGAAGGTCGCGTTCATCAGACTGCGACCTCGTCTTCGAGAGCGGACGAAGAGGCGGAACCCTCGTCGTCGGTAAGCAGTGCATCCACGTCGGTGGGGTCGAATCGGTAGTGCCCGCCGGGGGTCTTGCTGGCTGGGAGCTTGCCTGCCTTCACCCAGGCGAGGACCGTCCAGGAGGTGACACCACACTGGAGCGCAACGGCACTGGTCTTCATCCAGGGCCCGCGCGTGCGACGGCTCGTCAAAGCAACCTCCGGAAACGGACAAACAGGCACGTCCTCTGGGATCCTCGCGGAACCCCGAGAAAGCGTCGTACGACAAAGCATCGTACGACGCATGGGTACTGTCAAGGCAAGTGGCGTATGACGCATCCGCAACCTTGGAATTGGCCTACGACAATCCGTTATCGTTGAGCCATGAGCCCCGAAGCACAGACTGGGCCGGCCACCCAGATCGCAAACGACCTCCGCGCCGCCATTGCCAACGGCACTCTCCAGCCGGGCGCGAAGCTGCCAACGGTGCGTGACCTCGCGGAGCAGTACGGTGTCAGCCGGAACACAGCCGCTAAAGCCATTGCCCAACTCAGCAACGAGGGACGCATTGTCACTCGCTACGGCTCGGGCGCCTACGTTCGCGAGGCCCACCCTGTCCGGCGCGTTGGCCAAGACAGGTACGCCAAGAGCAACTGGGCGAACTCCACGGTTGAGGTGTACCGAGATGAACGCCACGAAGGTGAACCTGCTGAGCAGCAAGGAACCCAGACACAAGAGGTCACCTTGCTCTCAGCGGATGAGCGAGTTGCTCAGGCACTCGGCGTAGAGGTTGGAGCGGACGTTTATGAGCGAGACCGCATCATGTTCCGCGATGGCAAACCCACGCACCTAGTGACCAGCTACTACCGTCGCGAAGACGTGGAGGGAACCGCCATCATCGATTCGCGGCCTGGGATGGCCGGCTCTGGCGGCAGTTTCGCCATCCTGGCCGAACGTGGTCTCGCCCCTGACGAGATGACCGAGGAGCTCTTCGCTCGGATGCCGACCGTGGAAGAGATGGTCTCTCTGGATCTCCCGCCAGGCGAGCCAGTCGTCGAGCAGTGGCGCACCACGCGGACAGCCGAGGGGCGTGTCATCGAGTACGCGAAGGGCGTCCACCCGGCCAGCAGGTTCGTCTGGTCCTACACATTCAAGATCCCCGACTAACGAGGCAGTGATCACAATGAAGATTCATCGCTCCGCACCCGTTGTGGACGGCATCACGATCCCGACGGCAACGCTCCTGGATGAACGCTTGAGTTTCGTGGCCCGGGGTCTTCTGTGTGAGTTGCTGACCAGGCCGGACGACTGGGAGGCGAACGCTGACGAAATGTCGAGGCGTGCGCGCGATGCCCGGGGCTTAGTCACAGGTGAAGGGCGGCAAGCCATGCGCGCCGCCTTCGCTGAACTCGAATCCCATGGCTACCTGGTGCGGCGGCGGAAGCGTTACGCGAATGGCCGTTTCGTAACGACTCTCGAACTGTACGACACGCCCGGTCACGCACTCCCGGACGTCGTACCGACGAAGAAAAGCCTGAAGCCGACGCCGCGCGGAGAAGTGCTGTATCGGCACTGGGATGAGAACGGTCTCCTGCTGTACGTGGGAGTGACGAACCGCGCGACCTCCCGCGAGCGCGCACATGCCAAGGTTTCTCCGTGGATGGAATTCTGGGTCGAAACGACCTATGAGCAGCATCCTTCGCGGGCCTCTGTGGAGGCGGCTGAAGCGGCGGCCATCCTGGATGAGCAGCCGTTGTTCAACGTGGCGGGCAACGACGATCCTGAGGCTCCCCGGCGGCTTCGGCGATACCTTGCGGAGAGAAACCGCCTGGACCTGCTCTTGCCCAAAGTGCCCGCCTAGCTGTCAGAGGGGGCAGATGCGCAGCCAGGGCAGGCCGCCATCACGAGGGTCCCGGCGGCCTCGTTGACGTTGGCCACTTGCTGTGTGCCGAGGCAGTACCGGCAGGGCAGGCCCCCCCGGACAGCCGGGTCTGCCCACACCTTGTGTTCCCAGGCGGGCGGCGGGGGTGGCGGTGGGCGGTCGTCGCGTTCGGCGGGTTCGTTGTCGCCGCCGACCCAGCCACGGCCGCCGCAGAACTGGCACGCGAGGAACGACGTGCCGACCAGTTGCCCACGACGGCCGTGGCACTCAGGGCACGTGATGGGGTCGGTCACCTACGGCCGGTCCCGTTGCATGCCGCGCACTTCACCCACTTGCGCTCCTGGTTTTTCTTGCCGTTGAGCTCGATCCACTCGCCGCCGGCGCCGAGGCAGGTTCCGCAGATCGGTGGCGGGTCGTCGTCTTCTCCTTTGGCCATACCCGGACCGTAGCGACCCCAACGCATCCTGTCTGTCGCCTGGCGGAAGTGGATCCGCTTACCTCACAGCTTCTTGCCGAGGAGCCGAGCCCCGACTCGTAAGCGGTAACCGACGCCCTTGCACGCCCTGCACCAGCCGAACGTGCCCGGGAAGATCGTGGAATGCGTCTCCCGGGAGCGGTTGCACTTCTTGCACACCTTGTACGGCTTGAAGATGCACGAGGCGACGTTGACGACCAGGTAGCCGCCACCAAGCGCCCAGGCCGCCGGGTTGCCGAGGAGACTGCCGATCAGATTCAGGATGGCGTCGGCCATAGGTCCTCCTGGCTGTCTACGGGGCGGCCGTGTCTTCCCTGCTGGCCTCCGCTGCGGCGCCGGCGGCGGCTTCCTTCAGCACCGCGCCGAACTCGCGGTAGAAGCCGCGGGTGAGCAGGTCGAGGATGTCGGCCAGCTCCGCGGCGAGGCCGGTGTCGAGGTCGCTCTCCAGGCGTGGCCCGCCCGCGTAGTGGCGTGCGATGCGGACGACCGGCGGGCCCTGGTCTACGCGGGTGACGCACACCTCCACGGTGACCTCGCCGAGTTCCCAGGCGCCGAGACAGACCACGTGGTCCGGCCTGTCTCCGGGCCGGTGCGGGGCGCGGCACCAGCGGACGTCACAGCGGGATGTGCGGGCGTACCGATGCACGAGGCCCTCCCACTGGTCTCATGCCGTGCAGTTCGACCACCTGGGCGACGGCCAGCGCGCCCGGATGGTATTCGCGCCACTCCCACGGGACGAACACGTTGTGGTCCATGAGGACCGGTTGGTGGGCGCTCCCGGGCTGGTATATGTCGGCCAGCACACCGGCGGGGCTGATCGAGGCGACCGTGCACAGTATCGGGTGGACAGCCAGCATCGGGCACTGCTCCAACGCTTTGGGAATGCAGGACCAGCATGTTGGCGGCGCGTTGGTGCGGCCGGACTGTTCGCTGGTGGCCTCGAACACCGTATGGGCGAGCAGCCACGGGATGAGGCCCGTGTCCGGGTCGGTCGCCGGCTCGCCGCACACCTGGCACAGCAGCTTGTCCATGCATCGCCACTGGCGGCGGGTGTTGAGCTTGCGCATCCGCTCCGGTCCACGCTGGGCGGGCTTGTCGCTCAGCAGATCCCGCACGCGGGCGCGCAGGATGCCGAGGTCCCACGACGGCGCCGCCGGGCCCTTCACCCAGTCGCCGGGCTTGGACGGCCGGTAGGTCAACCGGAGCTTGCCTCCGAGGACCTCGAAGCCGAGCGGATCGGTGACCATCTCGTTGGCGTACGCGATCGTGTACGGCACCGTCGTGTAGCCGCTCAAGACATGTCCCCCGTCGTGAACGGCACCTCGTCACCGGAGCGGGAGGTCTGCCACGTCCACACCCGGACCCGGTTACGCACCGCTTCCTGTGTTAGCTCAGTCTCGGTGGGTGCCTGCACCTCTTGTACGCAGCCGTATCCGAGAGCTCCGTCCGGGAGGAGTTCGTCGAAGCGGGCGTGATAGCCGCGTTCGTCGGCCCACGTCTCGTAATGCAGCAGTTTGGGGGGTTGGGCGGGCTGATCCGCGCCCGTAGCATCGGTCAAGGGTCGCACCTCCGACGTGCGATCAAATGGGCCCGTCCAGACGTTCGCCGCGCTGGCCGGGCCCGGCCTTTTGGCCTGGCTGTTGCCTCATGATGACGCCGGGTGGGTACAGATGTCTACGGTCATCGCTCAACGTTGGCCAATATGCCGGGTGCTCGTCAGGCTCCTACGGTCATCCG